GAACCCGGTTCGAATCCGGGACTTCCTGCGAGTGGTTTTGGTGGGGGTTCCACTATAGGGCAGAGGCGTTGACGCATAACCGTACGGGGCGCGCTGTCGGAACAAAAATCCTCCACACATCAACTTGAAAGGCGGTGAATCCGTTATGGCTCCACGTAAGAACTCGGCGCTGCACGCCGTGAAGGATGACGAAGTTCCGCCGACGGCTGCGGAGATCCCGCCGCATGTTCCTTCCGTGTCGGAGGCGGCGAAGTCGGGTGACATGCGCTCGTTGCTGGTCGCTATGCGGGACAAGATCGCGGAGACCATTGAGGCCGGCTGTCCGGCGCGTGAGTTGGCGTCTTTGACTCGGCGCCTGGAACTGATCGCACGGGAAATCGCTTCGATTGACGCGCAGCGCGACGCTGAGAAACGGAACGGTAATGGAGACCCTAACGAGGGAGAAGAACCGGACCCGGAGTGGGACGAAAGCAGCATCTGAGGTAGCTCCGGAAAAGCGGAAGCTATCCGACGTCGCGAAAAAGCTGGTCCGCCCGAAGGGTCAAGTCCGGTGGGATTTGTGGCGGGATGTTTACCGCGTTCTTTCTACGAAGCTGGGGTTGCAGCTTGACGGCTGGCAGGAGGGCGCCGGCCAGTTGATTCTTGGTCAGCGGGCGGACGGGAAGCTTGCCTGCATGATCGACGGCGTGGGGATGAGTCTCCCCCGTCAGGTCGGTAAGACATATTTGATCGCGGCACTGATTTTCGCGCTGGCGATCATCAAACCGGGCCTGTTGGTTATCTGGTCGGCGCACCACGCCAAGACCCATAACGAAACGTTCCTGGCTATGCAGGCGTTCGCTGACCTGCCGAAGATTTCCCCTTACATCCGTCAGGTGTATACGGGCTCCGGCGACGAAGCCATTGTGTTTGATAACGGGTCGCGTATTCTGTTCGGCGCCCGTGAACGCGGGTTTGGTCGCGGTATCCCCGGCGTGGACGTGATTGTGTCCGACGAGGCGCAAATCATGTCGGAAAAGTCGATCGACGCGCAGCTCGCTACGCTGAACACCTCGAAGTTCGGTCTGGGTATTTACGTTGGCACGCCGCCCCGTCCGGAGGACAATTCCGAGGGTTTTACGCGCATGCGCGACCAGGCGTGGGCCGGCACCCTCGAGGATGGGGTGTGGATCGAGCTTGGCGCGAGCCCTAAGAAGGCTGCGAAGAACCCGCTTGACCGGACGCAGTGGGCGAAGGCTAATCCGTCGTACCCGCACCGCACGCCCGTGGAATCCATGTTGCGTATGCAACGGAAGCTGTCGCCGGAGTCGTTCCTGCGTGAAGGTTTGGGTGTCTGGGATTCGGACATGGTCCGGAAAACGATTGTGAACATGGTTGCTTTCGCGAAGCTCGCGCAGACCGCCCCTGAGGGCCGACCGGTCGCTTACGGGATCGACATGGATCCTTTGCAGACCCGCGCGTCGGTGTCGGTTGCGCTGCGCCGCCCGGACGGGGCGGTGCATGTTGAGGAAGCGATCGTTTTTGAGCTCGCCATGCATGGGACGCAGGCGGTTATCGACTGGGTCTGTGATCGTACGCGCGCGGGTCGCCGTTTGCCGGTTGTGATGGACGGTCAGTCACCGGCGCGTATCCTCCGGCCGGATTTTCTGGCTGTGAAGGCGAAATTGTTTGTCCTGAACGCCCCGGAGCTGCTGGAGGCGTGCGGCGGCATCGTGAAAGCGATCGAGACCAAGAAACTGACCCATTTTGGGCAGAAACGACTGACCGACGCTCTGAAGGCCGCTGATAAGCAGGCGATCGGCAAGGCCGGCGGCTGGAAGTGGGCGTTGAATGACCCGCTGGTTGATAACACCCCGCTCATGTCGGCCACGTGCGCATGGTACGGCGCCGCGAAGACGAAACGTCCCGAACGGGACACTCCGCCGCCTGAACGGGCGATGACGGCAATTAGAAGGAGATGATCCGGTTGGTTCGTGAACTCGAAGCCACGGAAAAGACCGTATTTCTCCGCTTGCTCGGGGTAATCCGGAAACGTCGGATGCGGAACATTCTTCGAACACGGTACGCGGACAGTGAGCATCGGGCCGCGCTGATGGGGATCGCGATCCCTCCTTCCATGGAGGGATTCGCCGCGGTTTTGGGGTGGCCGCAGAAAACCTGTGACGTTTTGTCGCGGCAGTTGATTCCGAACGGTTTCACCGGGATCTCTTCGGATGCAGTCAGCACCCTAAACGAGGTTTTCGAGTCGAACCGGGTCCGCCTGATTGAGCAGAACCTTATCCGCGCTGCCGTGAAGCATGGCGTATCGTTCGCTTTCGTGTCGCGCGGGGATGTGGGCGAACCTGACCCGCTTATCACGGTCCGGTCGGCCCTGGAGGCTACCGCTGAGCTTGACCCTCGCACCGGTCGGGTGAAGTATGCGCTGGAAGTTGTCTCCGGGCAGCAGATGCTGCTGTACGTTCCCGGCAAGGCGTTGACGCTGGATAAGTCGGGACGCGGCTGGGTGGTAGGTGATGAAGAGCCTACTTTTGAGGACTCTGTTCTTTGCACCCCGTATGTTCACGGAGTGGATCTGGACCGGCCCTTCGGGAAGTCCCGGATTACCCGACCGGTGATGCACCTGACCGACATTGCTGTTCGTATTCTGTTGCGCCAGGAAGTCGGGGCTGAGTTCTTCAATGCACCGCAGCGGTACATGCTCGGCGCAAAAATGGACATGTTCAAGGATGAGGACGGGAACCCGATCCCGGCATGGGAAGCCCTCATTGGTTCCGCTGTCGTGGTCCCCGACGTGGACCCGGACGACCCCGCATATAACGACATGGACCCCAAACTGAACCGTGTTGAAGTCGGGCAGTTCGCGCAAATGTCCATGCAACCGAACTCTGACCACATGAAGACGGTCGCCATGATGTTCGCAGGCGAGTCAGACATCCCGGTGAACCAGTTGGGCCTTATCTTGGATAACCCGCCGTCTGCTGACTCAATCGTGGTCATGGAAGCAGCGTTGGCTAACACAGCACGTCAGGAACGTGTCGGCATGGGTGTTTCCCGCGAGAATCTGGCACGCAACGTGCTGGTTGCGCTGGAGGGCTCGTCCGGAGAGGTCGCCGCAGCTGGTCTGAACGCTCGCTGGTTGAAAACAGAGTCGGAGCGCCAGGGAGCGTCAATGGAGATCAGCCAGCAGGTCACGGCGGGGATCCTCCCGGCTGAGTCCGAGGTTGTATTGGAGCGGCTGGGGTACACGGAACGGGAGATCGTCCGTATCCAAGCTGACCAGAGGAAGGCGCGCGGCGCGGAAATGGCTGCGCAGGTCCTGGCAGCGGCTCAGGCTCAACGGCAGGCAGCACAGCAGCCGGCGGGTGAGCAACCAGCGGCTGACGCTAACGGTGCTGCGGCGTGATAGCGCTTACGGGGGTCCGTGAGAACGTCACGGCCACTGGTGAGCTTGCCGCGGCGGCGTTGGAAACGGTTCTGGGGTCTTTGGATCTCGCGGACGGTTACACGGTCAAGGCTGTGCTGCTGGAAGCGTTCCCGGATCTGGTTTCCACGTATGGGCCGATCGCTGGGACGTTCGCGGCTGACTTTTACGACGAGGCGCGGGCTGAGGCTGCGGTTCGGGGGTTTTACGCGGCTCAGGTTGCGGACACTCCACCGGTTGAGCAGTTGACGTCGAACGTGCGCTTCGGGATTGGTCCTTTGTTCGGGGAAACCCCGGATATTGGGCTCGCTTACTCGTTGTTGACGGCTGCCATTGACCGGGACGTTCAACAGGTGGCCAGGGACACGGTGTCTTTGTCTGCTGAGAACGATCCCGTGCGTGCATTGTGGGCGCGGGTTCCGTCGAAATCGAAGCCGTGCGCGTTCTGCGTGGTCGCGGCTGGCCGTGGCGCGGTGTTCTCCGAAAGGGCGGCCGCTAAGCACTATCACACAGGCTGCGGCTGTACCGCAGTTCCTATCTGGGGGGAAAAGGACTTTTCGCGTCTGAAGCGCGCCGCGGGTTACGACCCGGACGACTTCGAGCGGAAATATCGCGACGCTCGCGCCGCGGCTGGCCGGATGAGTTTAGGGGGGAACTCAACTGACCCGGACGAGCAGTCCATTCTGCAGGTCATGAGGCAGATGTACGGGCTGCGCTAACCAACCCAGATAAGTAAGAAGGCGCTCTGAAATGAGCCACGCACCCACCCCGAAACCGAAAGGGCGGCACCGCGCCGCACCCCCGTCCACGGACCCGGCGAATGTTGCCCCGTTGGACTCGTTTTTCCCTACCGAGCAGTTGCCGATCGTTGGGCCTAAAAAGCCGCAGACCAGGCGTGAGCGGCGCGAGTTGGAAGCGGCTGAGAAGCGCGCACAGCACCATAAAGCGGCAAGAATGGCCACTGGTAGCCTGCTGGTCGTCTCGGCCGCTGGCGGTGCTGTGGGGCTTCAGTCAACGGTGTCCCAGATGAGGAACACCCCGCGAGAGATCTCGGCAGCTCCGGCCGCGCTACCAATGATGCAGGACGCGGTGTTGGCTGATGCTGCAGCGATCACGTTTGAGCGTCCGAATGTGGGCACGGTCGCTGCACCGCCGCCCCCGCCCCCGCCCCCGCCTGTTGCTGTTGCGCCTAAGCCCGCCCCCGTCGTGAGGGTGGACGCGGTGACACCGGCACCCCCGCCCCCGAAGCCTGCAGCGCCGGTCGGCACTAAGGCTGCAGCTATCGCAAATGCGGCACTGGCGCAGGTAGGCGTGTATCAGGACTGCACGATGCTGGTCACGAACAGCCTGAAGGCCGTCGGGATCAGCTTTCATGACTGGCCGGCTGGCTATTTCTCGCTGGGCACTACGGTTCCTTACTCGCAGGCTGTCCCCGGTGACCTGATTTGGTACGACGACGGCGGATCCGCGTCGCTCCCCGGTTGGGATCACATTGCCGTCTACATCGGCAACGGCAAGGCCGTCCACGGCGGGTTCAACGGGAACCAGACCGTCATTTTCTCAATGAACGTAGGCAGCGGCCCCGGAGCTTTTATCCGCGTCGCCTAAATCTATGCAGATTCCGGGTGTTTCACCCGTGACAGTACACCACGCCCCTCTGTCCCCCTGTCACAGGGTCAAGGGCGTGGTTTTCAAACTTCCCTCCGCACGGGGGGTTGCGCGGAAATCGGCCGGCGCTGAACAGGCCCAACCCCCTATGAAATTGCCCCTGCCGCATGGCGCGGGGCCATACCCGCACGGGAGAAACCACCATGTCCGCTGTTATCAATCGTCCTTTCCCCATGCTTTCCGGCGCACCGCAGGCCCCTTGGCTTCGGTTCCTCGAGGGCGACGGAACGGGCGGAACCCCCGGAAGCACACCTGGCACGGGCACGCCCGCGCCGAACGCTGACGGGACCAAACCTGACGGGACCAAGCCAGACGGAGACAAGCCCCCTGCAAAGGAGACCGACTGGAAGGCCGAAGCCCGGAAGTGGGAGCAGCGAGCCAAGGAAAACAGCAAGGCGGCCGAGGAGCTTCAGAAGCTCGAGGACGCCAAGAAGTCGGAGCTGGAGAAGGAGCGCGAGCGGGCCGATAAGGCCGAGCGTCGCGCCCAGGAACTCGAAGCTGCCCAGACCCGCCGCGATTTGGCCGAAAAGGTCAGCGCGGAGAAGCGGGTTCCAGTGCAGCTGCTGATGCGCGGCGGCGGTGACACCGAGGAATCCATGGAGGCTTACGCCGACGAGATCCTCGCGTACCGCAACGGCGGCGATCCGAAGCCCGGAGTCGTAAAGAAGTCCGGCACCGACGGCGACAACAAAGACAAGGTCACCTCGTCGGTGGCCGCAGGGCGGGAGCGGTTCGAAGCCCGCCGGAACAAGCAGAAATCATCCTAGAAAGGAAAAGCCATGCCTCGTTTCCGTAGCGAAACGTTCAGCGCTGGTGATATGTCCTGGCTCGGTTCGGATCACGGTATCGCGAATTCCCGAACCGTGACGATCGACATTTCGACGTTCACCGCTGGCACGCATTACCCGAACGGGTTCATCCCCTCGGGCCTTCCGGTGGCTGTCGTCGGCGGCGTTGCCGTGCCTTACGACTCCAACGAAGCAACTACGACCGGCGCGGGTATCCTCGCCGGCCACATCCTCACGGATCAGCCTGTGATCGGCACGGGGGACTTCCCGGCGCCGCTGTTCGATCACGGCCGCGTGGTTGCCGCGAAGCTGCCGATCTCGTTCACGAAGCCCGCTGCGGCTGCGAAGAACGCCGCCCACAACATCGTCTACGTGTAAGGAAGGGGTGACTGAAAATGACTCTTTGGACTGATCTGATCACCCCTGCTGAGCTGACGGGTTACGCTCGTGCTTCGCTGGAGGATTTCGAGGCCCGCAACGGCACTCTTGCCCGCTGGCTTCCGAACCGTTTCGTGCAGGACATTGTGGCTCGCTTCGTTGCGGGTGCTGCTGGTGGCCTTGTGGCTGCTGCTGACTTCCGCGCGTTCGACGCTGAGCCGACCCTTGGTAAGGGCCTGGACGCGAAGCGTTACACGCTGGACCTGCCTGCTATTGGCCGGAACATCCCCGTTTCGGAGTACCAGCAGCTCCGTAACCGGAACAGCTCCGACGCCGCCATGATCGCTTCGATCGAGCGGACCACGGACCTTGTTGTCCGTGCTGTCGTGAACCGTATTGAGGCTGTGCGCGGCACTGTCCTTCAGACCGGTAAGGCGACCGTCAACACGGGCACGTTCTCCGTTGAGGACGACTACGCCCGCGCCGCTGGTCACACCACGACTGCGGGTTCCCTGTGGTCCACGGGATCCGTTGACCGTCTGGCGTACCTGCAGACCATTACTGACCTGTACCGGGACACGAACGGTGAAGACGCGGGCGTAATGCTCATGTCCACCCGCGTGTTCCGTGCGCTTCAGTCTGGTACGCAGTTCCAGACGCAGCTTCTGAACGGTGGCGCTCGCAACGCAACCCAGGATGAGGTTCGCGGGATCATTTCGGCTGCTGGTCTGCCGGAGATCGTCCTTTACGACCGCTCCTACATGGAGGGTACGACGAAGACGAAGGTCCTCGCGGATGACCGTATCCTTCTGCTCCCGGCACCGGTTGACCCGATGGACGGCGAAGGTTCTGAACTCGGCGCGACGTTCTGGGGTCAGACCCTCACGTCCATGTCCGATGAGTTCGAACTGGCCGACGAGGATCAGCCTGGCCTTGTGGTTGGCGTGTACCGGAACGAGAAGCCCCCGATGATCGCTGAGGTCATTTCGGATGCTATCGCGTGGCCGGTCCTCGCGAACCCGAACCTGTCCCTCGCAGCCAAGGTTCTCTGATGGGGAACCCGCGCGCTAAGACGTCTGTGGTCCTTACGGACCCTGCGACGGGTGCGGTGCGGGTTTTCGAGGCTGGCGACCAGTTGACGGATTGGGCGATCGAAATGATCGACAACCCGGAGGTATTGGGTGACGACGAGCCGGAGGAAACCCCGGCCGTCGAAGCCAAGCCGAAGGCAACGCGCCGGCCCCGTAAGGCCCCTACCAAGTAAAGGGGGTGGGGCACCATGGCTCAGCCGTGGACCACCCCTGATCAGGTTATTGACCGTTGGCTCGGTCCGGGGAAGTTCCCGGTCAAGGACGAGCAGACCGCAGTTCTGATCGGGGACGCTGAGGACACTATTCTCAGCGAGTTTCCCGACGTGGATGCTCGCATAGCTGCCAACTCGCTGCGTGTGGAGACGGTCCGTAAGGTCGTCGCCCGCATGGTGATTCGGCAGCTGCGCAACCCGGAAGGGCGACGCCAGACGAGCCGCGTCAGCGGACCGTACACCGATGCGATCACGTACGCGGGCGACGATCTGGGCGAAATGACCTTGACGGACGACGATCGGCGCGAGCTGACCGCGCGCGCCACTGGTCGCCGCCAGGTGTTCAGCGTGTACCCGGTTTCGCGGACGACGCCGCCTGTCTCTGACGGGTGGATTAGTGGATGAGTGGGGCCGTCACCCTGGCGGGGTGACGGTTTCCTTCCGCCGACGTCTGGCCGGTTCTGTCGTGAACGGTTTTGAGCAGAAGACCTTTGGTCCTTGGTTCGACGTTGAGGGCTGCGCCGTGAAGTACGGCTTAGCCGACGACGAGCAGCAAACAGCGACGCGGGACGAGGTGCTGCACAGTGCCGTCGTCTACGGGCCACCCATGGACGAACCACTGTCTGAGTACGACGAAGCGAAGCTTCCGGACGACGATGACGTGTGGCAGGTCAGGGGCCGTCCAGTGCCGTGGAACAACCCGTTCACAGCCGAAAAGGTTGGGACGGAAATCCGACTGAAGAGGGCCGCAGGATGACCGTCAAGTTCAACGAAAAGGAACTGGATCGTCTGCTCAAAGAGGGCATCAAAAACGATCTGAAGAAACGCGCGGACAGGATCGCGGCGGCGGCCGGCGAAGGCATGGAATCTTCCGTTGTCATTGGCCGGACACGCGCCAGGTCTTCGGTGATTACGGGCACGTATGCGGCTCGTAGGGCTGAGGCCAGGGACGCTGCATTGACCCGAGCTATTGACGCTGGGCGGTGACCGTGTCCGACGAATTGCCCTCGGCGCTTCTCTGGCTCATGCACTACCTTGACGCTCTGCTTGACGTCCCCGTCATGGGTGAGGTTCCGCGGAGTCGTCCGGTTAGTTTCGTGCGCGTGTCCGTCGCTGGCGGTGATGACCGTACTTCCGTGACTGGCGCCCAGCAGCTGCTCGTCGAATCTTGGGGGGCGACGATCCTGGACGCTGAGGCGCTCGCACGTGAGGTTGACGGGCACGTGCACGAGGCACACGGCGTAATCGTGGACGGCGTCTACTGCAAAGGCTCGCGAGCTTTCGGTCTTCCCTACGAGTCCCCCGTCCCTGATTCCGACGCTGCCCGTTACCGGCAGCTCGTTTCCCTTACTTTCCGCAGAACGGAGTAACCAAATGACCCGCGTAACTTTCGCGGTGGACCACGTCACCGACGGGGGCCGCACTTACAAGCAGGGCAGCACGCACGAGGTAAACGCTGCTGATGCCCGCGAACTGATCCACATCGGCAGGGCGGTGGACGCCGGCCCCGCGCCGGAACCGGATCCTGCAACTGACACCGACGCTGGCGAGTCCGGCGCTTCCAAGAGCAAGAAGGGCTGAATCTCGCCATGACTACTAACAAGTCCAATGTGCGCATTTTCGGTGACCTCGGAACTGAAGTGTTCCTGGCACCGAAGGGCTCCACTTTGCCGACTGCGGTCACGTCCGACCCAACGACCCCGTTCGCGGGCATGGGCTGGCTGACCGAGGAAGGCATTGCTGTTGATATCAAGGCCGACATTTACAAGGCCAAGGGCATCGGCGGCGTGACGCTCCGCACGAAGGTTACTGGCACGGAACGCACGATCAAGTTCCAGTGCTCGGAAGACACCAAGGGCGTCCGTGACCTCTACTACGGCATCACCGTAGCGGACACGATCACCGGCACGGCACCGAACCAGGTCGCGAAGACGCAGATCCTGCCGGAGCGTCTGCCGACGATCCAGCGGGCGGCCGTATTCAAGAACGTTGACGGTGCGATCACGGAGTACCTGTGCTGCACCAACTTGGAGATCACCGACCGCGGCACCCTTTCTTACAAGGCTGACAAGGAAAAGATCTACGAGTTCACGGCCGAGCTGGTCGGGGATGTCTACATCCTTACGAACGACCCTGCGTTCACCAGCTGATTGACCGCTGCGCGGCGGGTTTGCGGACTCTCCCCCGCCGCGCAGCCACCCAAAAAAGTCCGCACCCCTTCATTCCACTAACAAGGAGTCCGCAAACTCATGGCTACACAACGCACCGCCAGGATCAAGCCCGAAGACGTAAAAATGCCGGAAGACCACAAGCTCGAAGTCCAGGACACGACGGTCGAGTTCAACGGCGAGCAATTCACCATCAAGGGCAAAGCCCTGAAGGACTACCGAATGCTTGTCATGCTCAAAAAGGTCGAGAAGGACGCGTCAGCTCTTCCTGACGTTCTGACGAAACTGCTCGGTGAAGAGCAGCACGAGCGCATGATCAACACCATTGAAGACGAAGACGGGTTTGTTGACCTCGAAATAGTTGCTGACTTCCTTCGGAAGCTCATGCAGGAAGCGGGCCGAAAAAACTCCTGACCCTCGCCCACTTCCTGACTCATTACCCGTCCGAGCTGCGCGCCGACCTAATCCGGTTCTACGGAATCGATTTGGACGATATGCATGCTGGGCGGGTTTCTGTTTTGACAGTGGCCGACTGCGCGGCTCACATTCCGCGCGGCGGTGCGATTGGTCAGGCAGTGGGCGGGGCTATGGCATGGACGGCCGAAGAGGATGCCCTGTGGTCACTGGAACACGCGATTGTCATGTCCGCGTGGGCTGCTGCTGAGGGCAAGGGCAAGAGGCCCGAGAAGCGCCCGTATCCGGAAGGTACTGCCGCTGAGGCGGCGAAGCGCGATCGAGTTATCGCGCAAGCGAAGGCATTCCGTGCCCGCCGCGCATTGAAGACCTAACCCCCCGAAGGAGGGCCACCGTGGCGGCTGAGCTTGCCTCTATGTACGTTTCCATCACGCCGAACATGTCGGGCTTCCGGTCGTCCGTTCTTCGGGAACTCAAAGGCGTGGACGGTGACGCTGCGGCGGTGGGGTCCAGTTCGGGCGGCGCGTTTTCTGGTGCTTTCAGTCGCGCTGTGAGTGGCATCGGATCGGCACTGGCAACGACTTTGAAGGTCGGCGCTGGTGCGGCTCTGGCTGGGATCTCAGCTGCAGGTGCGGTGGGCATCAAAACTGCTGCGCAGCTCGAAACCGCGAATATCGGCTTTACGACGATGCTCGGGTCCGGTGAGAAAGCGCAAGCCTTCCTGAAGGACCTTACTGATTTCGCGGCGAAGACCCCGTTTGAGCTTCCGGGGCTCCAGCAGTCCGCTTCGCAGCTTGTGGCTACTGGGATCGAAACCTCAAAAGTCATTCCGATCATGACCACGCTGGGCAACATCACGTCCGGCATGGGCACCGGATCTGAGGGCATTCAGCGGGCCGTCGTGGCTATCCAGCAGATGAACGCGGCCCAGAAGATCAGCGCTGAGGATCTGAACCAGCTCCGCGACGCTGGCGTTCCCGTGTACGAACTCCTGGCCAAGGCTACCGGGAAGTCCACGCAGGAAGTCGCAGGGCTGGCGCAGGCTGGGAAGCTTGGCAAGACCGAGCTTGACGCGCTCATGCAGACGCTGGAATCCGGCGCCGGCCTCGAGCGGTTCAACGGGCTCATGGAACAGCAGTCCAAGTCTCTTTCCGGGCTCGCTTCCACCGCCAAGGACACCTTCAGTATCGGCATGGCTGGCGCTATCGAGCCGCTAATCCCACTGCTGAAGGAGGGTCTTGGCGGGGCCATAACTTGGATGGGCGATACTGCTTTCCCGGCCATAAAGTCCGGGATCACGGAAACCATTGGGTCTGTTACCGCCTTCGTTGGCGCATGGAAAGCGAACGACGGAGATATCACATCCTCCGGAATGCCGGGATTCTTCGAGCGTCTCGGCTACTTCGGACACCAAGCATTCGACGGCATCCGGGAAGTCCTGGCACCGCTCCGTCCGATTTTCGATTCGGTCGTGGACACCTTCAAGACCCTCATGCCCACGCTTGCGCCGCTGGTCCCGCAGATTTTTGGCTTGGTGACAGCATTCAACCCGCTGTCACTGATATTCAAGGCAATTCAGCCGCTTTTGCCGACGATCATTACCGCGCTTGGGAACCTCGCCGCGACGGTCGGTGGGGCGCTGCTGCAGGTCCTCCCCATCGTGACGCAAGTCCTCGGGCAACTGGTGGGAATCCTTGCTGGTTCGCTGGCGCAGATCCTTCCGACGGTAGTCATGTTGATTACTTCCCTGTCGGGGATCTTCGCCATGCTCGCTCCGCTGGTCTTGCATGTCGTCGAGGCTATCGCCCCGCTGATCGTGCATCTTGTGCAGCAGTTCGCGCCGATCATCGTTAGCTTGGTCAACTCGATTTTGCCGCCGTTGATCGTCATTTTCGAGTCGATCGTATCGGCCATTGTGCCGCTCGTTACGATTCTCATCGACATTCTGGTTCCGATCATTCAGAACGTCGTCGTCCCGATTATCACGATCGCGTTCCAGATCATCGCTGAGGTTATCAAGGTGGCCGTGGCGATAATCCTCGTGATTATCACTGGCCTTGTCGGGTTCTTCCGCGACGTCCTCGGCCCCGTGTTCGTATGGCTGTACGAGAACGTGGTCAAGCCCATTTGGGACGGGATCTCCGCGTACATCGGTGCTGTTATCACGGTCGTTACGGCGATCATTTCCGGGATCGTCTGGTACTTCCAGAACGTCCTTGCCCCGGTGTTCACGTGGCTTTACGAGAACATCATCAAACCTGTGTGGGAAGGCATCCAAAAAGCCATTTCCGTGGTCTGGGACTGGCTTGGGCTCAACGTGTTCCAGCCCATGAAAAACCTGTTCGAAGTGATCCTTCCCTTTGCGTTCAATTTGCTGAAAGCAAAGGCACAGGAAATTTGGGACGGAATCATGAAGATCCTGGGTGACGCGTGGACGTGGATCCAGGACCACGTATTCACCCCCATGTCGGACTTCATTACGAAGACGATTCCGAAGGCGTTCGAGGACGGCGTAAAGGCCATTACGAAGGCCTGGGACGATATCGCGAAACTCGCGAAGGCCCCGATCGATTTTGTCGTTACCACCATTCTCAATAACGGCATCCTCGCCGCGATCAACTCGGCAATGCATTTCTTTGGGATCAACGACAAGGACCTGAAGATTCCGTGGCCTCCATCTGGGTGGGGAAGCTACGAGATCGGCGGTTACACGGGCGACGGGGGGAAGTTCCAACCCAAGGGGGTCGTTCACGGCGGCGAGTTCGTTCTCACAAAGGAACAGACCGCAAACGCTGGTGTTGGGAACCTGTACGCGCTCGCGAAGTACCTTGACGGGTACGTCTCGGGCGGCCTGGTTTCCCCGCTGGATTCCTACGTGATCACGCAGGGCTTCTCTGGTCTGCTAGGACACAACGGCATTGATATGGCGGCTCCTACGGGAACGCCGATCCATGCCGCCGGTCCGGGTACGGTGTCGTTCGCTGGCTGGTCGATTTTCGGTGGCGGTAACGAAACACACATCGATCACCCGAACGGACTGCAGACGTGGTACGCGCACCAGAACGGGTTCAATATCGGTCAGGGCCAGCAGGTCAGCCAAGGCCAGACCATCGGCACCGTTGGTATGACCGGTTTGGCGACCGGCCCCCATCTCCATTACATGGTGCTTGATGGTGGCTGGCCATTCGTGCTTGACCCCACGCCTTACCTTACTGGCGGTGGCTCGCCAGGTAGTGGAGGCGCGTTCCTGAATCCGCTGGCGGGCCTACTGAGTGGGTTCCTCGATCAAATCAAGGCCCAGTTCCCCGGAGCTGGAATCATGATCGACGTCGTTACGGGTGCCGTGAAGAAGGTCTTTGACGATGGCATGAGCTTCATCGGGGGTCTTTTCGCTGGTTCCACCGATAAGAAGGGGCCGTCCGGGCGGACTGCCGGCATTCCGTACACCCTGTACGACGACGGCGGATGGTTGCCCAACCGCGGCGGCTTGCAACTGATAGATCACAGGGCGCAGAAACCCGACGCGGTTCTCACCAACGAACGGTTCCGGGATTTCCACTTGCTCGCTCAGGAAGTTGAGCGGCGCGGCACCGCGGGCGGCTCTGTTGACGTGGAGACGCTGAGGGCCGCGTGGGACGGCATGGCCATTGAACTGAAGGGCGCGGGCGTAATGGCTGACCATTTCGCCGCCGTTCTCCGCTTGGAACGCTCTAGGAGGTTATAACGTGGCTGTCTCTGTGCGCGCTTCGGCTGGGTTCGTGGCGAACAACTCGGGCGGTACGGTAACTATCAACTGGCCGGCTGGGACGGTGGCGGGTGATTTGGCGGTCGCTGAGATCGACCGATCGAACCCCGCACCTCCCGGCACTGGCTGGCTGACTGTCGGCCGTAACGTGTTCTCGAAAGTGGTCACTTCCGCTGACCTCACCGCGGGGTCGTTTCAGGTGAAGACGACCCTTTACGGTCTGGTCATCTACGCGGGCGCACAGAAAACCGGGCGCACCACCTATCAGAACGGTGTGCGCATCGAAACTGGCGGCGCGGCGATGCTGCTTGCATGGTCGGACCCGTACGACGACGTCTCAACGATGGGCTCCCCTTCGGGGCAAATCGGTTCGATCGTCCAGGACCTGACCAAGTCGTGGTCTTCCATGGCTGTCCGCACGGGTCAACCGGCGGGTTATGTGCAGTCAACGGCTACCCCGCCGCACAGTTTCTCCGTTGAGATTGTGGCCACGGCGAACCCGCCCGCTCCTTTGCTGTCCGCACCTGCTGCGGGTGCTGAGGTTGACCGTAACCAGGCGATCACGCTTGCTTGGTCGCATCAGGGCGCGAACCAGCCTGAGGGTTACCGGATCTCGATCCGCACGGTTGGTTCGGGAACGTGGTCTTACCTGACGTCCACGGGCACCATCTCGGGCACGCTCCAGACAGTTTCAGGTTCGCAGCAGTCCGCGACTATCGCAGCGTCCACGTTGACCGCCGGGACGGCTTATGAGTGGCAGGTCGCCACGCAGGAGGGCGGCCTCTGGTCGAACTATTCTGCTATTCGCCAGTTCATGCCGATCACGAACCCTACGGTGTCTTCGGTTACCCCGACGATGACTGCGGGGCACCTTGTGGGCACCGTTTCGTGGGCGGCCACGGCTTCGGCCGGGACTCTCACGGCGTGGCAAATGGCGGTCACACCGTCGGCTCAGACGGCGCCCGACTCGCCAATGTACTTGACGCCGGTCCAGTCCGGTTCCAGTACATCAACTGGCATCCCGTATCTCGGCTGGACTAACGGATCTTCCTACAAGGTGTGGATCCGCGTCCAACAGTCCGGCGGCCTGTGGTCTCCGTGGGTTAGCGGCACGTTCTCGGTTTCGTGGACACCGCCGACGGCGCCTACGGGAGTCTCGGGGAGTGACACGCGTCCGATGCAGGTATCTGTTACCGGTGTCCCTGCAGGGCGTGACGTTGAGACGCAATGGTCCGCTGACGGCGGTGCTACGTGGACCGCCCTCGGGTATCAGGTCGCGCCTGGCACGACGGCGACGTTCAGTCACCCGCTGGCCCCTTACGGGGTTGCGGTGACGTTCCGGGGCAGGTCTTTGGACATTGTGGACGGCGTTGGTTTGCCGTCCTCGTGGACGACGTCGGCGGCGGTTACGTCCACTGACCGGAACGCCTACTTCGTGGGCGACGACGGCCTGTGGCTTGACGTGGAAGTCGTGGAAGCCGGGGCGATCGAGTACGTCCAAGGCGTCCAGGTTTCCTACGGTATGGGCGCTGACGGGGCGCGTGTGGACCGTTCACCGGTCATGGGATCCAAAGGGTCACTGACGCTGGACGCCGGCACCACAGAGGCAGCAGCTGCGCTCGTGAACTGGATTACGACCCGTGAAGTCTGGTCGTTCCGCAGGCACCCCGAAACCGGCGACAACGCAACTGACCGGGACGGCGGGACGGTCCGGCTGTCGCCCGCGAAAGCTGTCACATCAGCGCGGCCTGTCCAGGCACTCATTGAGGACCGCCGAATCTCGTTCGACTGGGTCGAAAGGTAAACCATGGCCATTACGGCAACTGATATCAAGATCCGGCTTTCGGTCACGACGGGCTCGGCTGGCAACACGTCCACATCGTCCGGGCCGGCGTCGTTGGGGAAGTACATTTCCACGACTGACGTCCCAACGGGAACGAACCAGTTCTTCGGGCAGATCACGGGCACTGAGAACGCCGGTTCGGTGGTCAAGTATCGGTGTTTCTTTGTTTACAACTCCCACGCGACGCTGACTCTCCAGTCAACTGTTGTGTGGTTGCAGGGCGGCGACCCGGCGGGTGGCGCGAACGTGTCCTTGGCGGTGGACACCACCGCAGCCTCGGCCGTCGGGTCGTCCACCGCCCAGGCGCTCACCGCAGCGTCGGAAACCGCCCCTGGCGGCTCCATCACGGGCCTGACGTACTCCTCGCCGTCGTCGTCCGGTACGGGCGTTTCTCTTGGCAATATAGGCCCTGGCCAGTGCCGTGCGGTGTGGGTGAAACAGGCTGCGCAGAACTCAACGGCTGTCACTGAGACGGTCACGCTCGCGGTTACGGGATCCACGCTCGCATAGCTGAAGGAGGGCCACGTGTCCGTTTCGTTTGTCACGTCCTCCGCGTCCTCGTATTCGGGCACCACTTCCCCACGGTCGGCTTCCTCGGTTTCGGTGCAGTCCGGTGACGTGCTGGTGGTCATCGGTTCCGGTTCTGACGGCACGACGCTGAACACGCCAACGTCTACGGGGGCTTCGCTGTCCTCGTGGACGTTGCAGCAGTCGTACTCGGTCGGCACAACGTACAGCACCGCGTACCTGTGGACCGCTTCAGCGACGGCCACGGGATCGGTCACTGTCAGCGTCTCGCGGAACACTGGCGGATCGACAACGAACTTCGGCTTCACGGTCCTTGTTTACCGTGGCGTTGACTCTTTGGGCTTGTCCACGGTGGGCAACAGTTCGTCCGGGGCGCCGTCGCTGTCTTTGGCTGTCTCGCAGAACTCGCACGTGGCGTTCGGTTCCGCCGACTTCAACCCCGCCTCGGGCACGGCCACGTGGCTGAACTCGGGCCTGTCCATCACAGACACCACATCGAACAACCGCTTCTATGTCGGCCGGTACGACATCCAGAACGCCGGCACGAACAGTTACGGCCTGTCCGCCCCGACGGGGCAGAAGTGGGCTGCAGTAGCGCTCGAACTGCAGGAAATCCAGACGGTCACAGCTACGCGGTCCGTGGCCTGGGACGTCGCAGCGCAAGTCACCGCAACGCGGGACGTTTCGTGGGACGTTTCCATGCTGTCCGTCACGGCCACCGTCGCGGTGACGTGGGACGTTCTTGGCAAGGTCGAGGTCACCCGTCCGATCACGTGGGATATTGCGTGGCTTGGCACGTGGCGGGAGATCGTCAACACCCCCGAATGGTTGGCCATGGTCGGGGCAAAGTCCCGGACCGTGTCAGCCCGCGCTGAGTTGGTGGACAAGAACGGCAACTTCGTCAAGGATCTGATCTTCGATACAGCGTCCATTGATTACCGCGGCGAGTCAGCGGAAGCGTGGGCCGGTTCGGTGACGTTCAAGGACACGTCCCTTGTTCCCCGCTCACCAACGGACTCTCTTGACCCTCGCGCCGGTTACCGAGCCAGGTTCTGGTGGCGGATTTACTGGGAAGATCAGTGGTTCGAGGTCCCGGTCGGGACGATGATCCTGGACGACCCGAAGATCTCCGACGACACCGATTCGTTCGGGATCACAGTCACCGCACGTGACGTGCTGTCCGTGGTGCGCAGGACCGGCTACGGGCAGTCCCTGATCTCCGTGGGCGGTCTGACTGTTGACGTGGCGATCAAGAAACTGTTCTCCGCTGTGGCCCCGTGGGTGACGGTGAAGGTTCCGACGTCGTCGGTTGTCTTGCCCGACGCGTACCAGCTTGGTTTGGACAATGCTGATCCGGCGAAGGACTGGACGAAGCTGGCTGACCTTGCCGGCTGGGTTGTCCGCACTGACCGTATGGGGACGGTGACGGTCGGGCCGCAGCCGGAGCGCGCGTGGATCGTCGCTGACTGGCAGGAAGGCGCCGACTGCCCCGTTTCGTCCATGGGCCGCGACATTACCTCTTCGCAGATCTTCAATCGCATCCTCGTTCGCTCCACCGCCCAGGACGCGGTGGGTGTTTACGCGGTCGCGGAGGACGACGACCCAGGCTCGCCTACGTGGGTGGGCCGGTATGGGCCGTTTACGAAGGTGATCGAGACCGACGTTGTGAAGGACACTGCCGGGGCTTTGTCCATGGCCAAGATGCAACTCGGGCGGTTCCTGCGTCCCACCGATTCGGTGAACGTGACGGTCCCGCAACGCCCGGATTTGGAGTACCGGGACCAGATCGCGCTGCTGCGGCAACGCGCTGGGGTGGGCGGCGTGTTCATGGTGTCCGGGTGGGCATTGAAACTCGGCCCCGCCGATCGAGGCCCGGAGCCCATGACGGTAACCATGATGGTTAGGAGTACCCTGTGAGCGAAGTTGGCCTTCTCGCGGACGACATGAACGAGTCGGGCAACAGTACCGGGATGGTGAACGGCACGATCATTTCCCGCTCCGGGGATGTGGTGAAGGTCGATATCGGCGGGGCGACGGTGGACGCGTATTCGTTCGCTACCGCCGGCATCCCCACCGGTTCGACTGTGCAGTTGTCCCGACAGGAGGGCACCGCCTCAGTGGTGGGGGTGATCGACGGTCCGTCTGGAGGCGTTCCCGTCGGGTTCGGTGGCATATGGTTCACGAACACACCCCCGGCTGGATGGCTGATCTGTGACGGGTCCACGTTCTCGGCCACGGATTATCCGGCACTTGCAGCTGCGTTGGGCACAACGACGCTCCCGGATCATCGGGACCGGTTTCCCATGGGCAAGTCGGCCACGAAAGCGATCGGTTCAACGGGCGGTTCCGCGACGCACACGATCACAACCGCCGAAATGCCCTCGCACGTGCACGCGCACCCGCACACTCACACAACAGGCATGGCCATTGGCACGATCCGCGAAGGAACGTCGGCGTCAACGCCAAGCATCATGTTCCCGACGGCGGGCGGAACAAACACGGGACCGGAATCAATCACCAACACCAACAGCGCCGGTTCAGGCAACGCCATGGACATCCTAAACCCCTATTCCGTAGTCAATTTCATCATTTACGCCGGAGCGGTAGCGGCTTGACGGGAGGCAACCCAGATGGATTGGGCCAGCTTTTTCACCCCCCAACAGCTCACCCCGTGGGGTGCGCTACTTGTCCTCATGATCCTGGCTATCACCGGCAAACTTTCGAAGCCGTGGACGGCGCGTATTGAGAAGGAATGCGACGACAGGATTGCTGATCTCAAAGAGTCGCACGCAGAAATTCTGAAAGCGAAAGACGCTGAGATCGCGCACTTGCGCGCCACTGCCGTGTCACTGGCCGACTCTGTGGCGATTCAGTCCAAGGTTCAGGAGCAGCAGCTCCAAACTTCGGAGATCGTCAAGAGCGTCATGGCCGGCTTGCAGAAGGCGTCATATACCGGACCCCAACAAAAAGTAACGGGGCAGCAATGAGCGACGAGCAGCAGTACGTGAGTGCCGAAGCGGTTGAGGCTCGGCGGAAGGCTGAGGATCTGCGGAAAACCGCCGTCCGTCAACTAATGCAAGCGGTCCGTATTCGCAAAGGCACCGAGGAAGTTCGGCGGGTGAACGGTATCGCCGCCGCAATCAGTCAGAGGTTATCGCAATGAATCAAGATCCCGTCACGCAGATCATCATCCTGAGCTTCTGCGGCTGGGCGGCTGTAGCGGGAGCGTACGCCGTCATTTCGTACATGCACCTTGCCCCATGGTGGACCAGCACGGTAGGCCGCTGGTACTTGGGGTTGCTGGCAGCCTTCACCATCGGATTGGCAATGCTGTTCGTCTCCAGGCTTATCACCGGAGATATCACCCGCGTTGCGTGGGTCATTATCAGCGCTGGTTTCGCTGCAGTCATGACCGGCAACGCGTGGGCAATCCGGAAAACCCAACGTGCCACCAACAAAGCAACAGCTGAGGCTGAGGAAGCCGACCATGCCGACTAGCCCGTACATCTACCCGTTCCCCAAGGGAACGCCGGTCACTCAGCTTTTCGGTCAGAACCCTGGCGGTAACAATCCGCGTGGCGGTCACACCGGAATCGACTTCGGCGTGTCTGTCGGCACTCCCATCTGGGCGGGCTGCGATGGTGTCATCGAATTTGAGGGCTGGGTTACTGGCCCTTACTACGAAAACCCTTGGTGGTTCCTCCCCAGCGACATGACGATTGTCCTGAACGCGGGGGTTGGGAAACCCAGCCTGACTTACGGGCACCTGAATGAAACCCTCGTAAATCACGGCCAGTACGTCAAGAAAGGCCAAGTGATCGGGTACAGCGGGAATACCGGCGTCAGCACCGGCCCGCACTGCCACTTCGAATACCTGCCCGACAACTGGGACTACCAGAACGGCACTTATGGTCGGTTGGATCCGCAGGACATTTGCGTGTACTGGGACGGCAAGCCGGACAAGGTGGATGTGCTGAGCATCCCGGCGACGACGTCCACGCTGTGGGCCATTGACACGAGCCTTTACCAAGGGGATGTGGACTTCGCCGCCGTCAACGCCGATTACGGGCTTGTCCGGGCGACGGAGGGCGCCGGCATCATTGACCCGTGGATGGAAGCTTCGGTCCGGAAGATCCGCAATGCTGGCAAGAAACTTGGCCTGTACCACTACGCGCACCCAATGCACCTGTCCGGCAACACCCCGGAGGCTGAGGCAAGGTACTTCATCGACCATGTTCAGCACCTATACCGCCGCGGCGACAAGATCATTCTCGACTGGGAAAACCGGTACTCACAGTTGGGTGCTGGCTGGTGGGCGTTGGCGTGGGCAGACCAAGTTGTTACCGAGCTGGACGCGGATCCGGACGACGTAATTTTCTACACCTACGCGAACGTCCTAACCGAGAACAACGCGGGGCTCGCCGTGTACCGGAACAAGTATCCGAAGCTCTGGCTGGCGGCGTACTTCACGGAGGAACTGAACACGTGGGGTGACCCCGAACCGGTTTACGGGCCGCCGCCCGTACCTCCCGGCTGGGATCTGTGGGGCTGGCAGTACACCCAGTACGGCAGGGTCCCAGGCTATGCGGGGGACCTCGACCTATCAATCATTTACGGAGAAGACATGGCACTCAGCGACGAAGATATCAACCGTCTCGTCCACGCCCTCATGGTGAAGCCGATCGGTGACGCTTACAACGGCGAGAAGGGCAAGCCGCTGGTCACTGTTTCGGACCTGTTCGTGAAGGCTTGGCAGTCCGACATGGAGGGCGTCGAGTTCGGACGGCCTGCCGGTAACGGGTTCCTTGTCCTGGAGGCCGTGAAGGACGTGGCCGAAAAAGTGGCAGCGCTCCCCGCTCAGATCCCGGCACCCGCGCCGGTTCTCGCGGACAAGTACCGAATCGAACTGGTAAAGGAAACAGAGTAATGGACTATTCAGGTTTGACCGACGCGGACCTTTGGAGCCTGGCCGTGGGCTTCTTCGCCCCGCCGGTCATTAGCATTATCCAGCAGTCGAAGTGGTCCGCACGGACGCAGTCGCTTGTGGCTCTGGCCTTCTACGTCGCGGTTGCTGCGGTGGGCGCGTACCTTGCTGGTAACTTTGACGCCGGCAACCTGGTTCGTTCGGCGCTGCTGGTGTTCCTGATGGGCTCCGCGGCGTACAAGGCCGTGTGGAAGCCGACTGGTGTTTCTCCGGCCATTGAAGCGGCCACTTCCCCGAAGCCCGCCGACGGCAGGCACGAAGCGGAATGAGGACGGAGACGTGGACGGACGGGAAGTTGCGTGAGCAGTGGAACGACCTCACCCGCACGTACACGTCTTGGGACGCTGACGGGGAGATCGTTGTGGTGAGGGCTTACACGGCTGAGGAAAACTCTGCTGCTGATGCCCGAGCGGCTGCCGCGAACGCGCAGGCGGCGACTGCCGCTGATCTTACGTCGAAGATGCAGAACGCTTTGACGAACAACCTGGCCTACCTGAACATTGCGTCGCCCAATGCGGCACAGTCACAGGCGCAGATAAAGGCCCTGACCCGGCAGATGAACGCGGCGATCCGGTACATAACCGGGGCGCTGGACAGCACCGACGGAACGTAAAACAGATGAGCCCCACCCTTGGCCCCCAGCGGCTAGGGTGGGGCTCATCTGCGTTTTTGTGGGGCTAGTTCTTGAGCATAAGCTGCCTGAGTATTTCGGAAACCTGTTTAGCTTCGGCGTGGCTGACGCGGAAGTCTATTGTATTCCCGGCCGTAATCACTTGGACCTTGCTGTTCAGCATGCCGTCCCGTTCCGTGCGGATGCTGGAAATTGACCGGACAGGGATCATTTCGGTTCCAGCTTTGCCATTCTTGACGCCGGTAGCCAGGGTGGATAGTCCGGCCGTGAATACGCCGGCCGTGATCTTCCCTGCAGAGATGCCTCGCTGCATCTCCCATTCGATCCGATCCTCGTAAATGGATACCTTGGCATTCTTGCCGTGAACGTGGGAAGTGAAAGTGTGGATTGGGGTGTTCATCTCGGGTGCCTCCAGAGAGTTTTATTTGGGGAGATATTATGCGGCGATTGGTGGATTGGGTAGTAGCGCGTTCACCGCTGCGCGCATTTCGGATGTGGTGACTTCGGTATAGATCTGCGTCGTTGCGATCGAACCGTGGCGCATAAGCTCTTGCACGACCCTGAGGTTTGCGCCGTTTCTTAGGAGCGCCGTTCCGTAGTAGTGCCTGAGTTGGTGCGGTTTGCCCCGGACGCCTGCCCGGTCCATGCACGATTTGATCGCTTTGGACACGGCGTGCGGGGTGATCGGTCCTTCGCGCCCGTACGCGGGGAACCATGCGCCTTCGCGCGGGAAGCGGCACGCATCCTGGGCTATCAGCGGGTGGACGGGGAGATAGGCGGTTTTGCCGCCCTTGCCGGTGACGATCATTGCCATTGTCTCCCAATCGATATCTTCGCCGCTGAATTTTGCTATCTCGTGGACTCTGAGCCCTGCCAGTGTGGCCAGGAGGATCATCATCCGGGTTCGTCGTCGGTTCGCTGCCGCGATTATCGAGGGAAGGTCAGCTTCCTTGACTGGCCGCGGCAGCCCCCGTCTCCGCTTCGGTGATGGCGTCTGTTCGACTGGATTGTCTTCCCGTCTCCCGGTTTTGACGAGCCAGTCACAGTACGCCTGGATGGTGGAGTGATATGTCGCCCGTGTCGAGTCTTCGAGGCCCGGACGGGTGATGAACAGGACTATGTCCTCGGGTGTTAGTTCGTATGGTCCGCATTGCGAGGAGGTTAGCAACTGCCGGATTACGGCGGCTCGATCCGTGATTGTTCGATTCGAGAGGTTCGCCGCTGCCTGCCAGACGCCCCAGATCGTCAGTACAGACTCCTTAGTAACGGTGTCCATATTGGACAGTAACCTTCGCTTTTCCAAAACGAACCTTTCAGATGCAACCTTTATCGAATCGTTAGCGAAACTTCGCCAAATATAAACCCCCTTCACACGGCCAGCATGTTAGTAGGGGGTCTAGTTACCTAGGCCGGAAACGGGATAACCGTCGCGAGACGGCCCGTTGCAGGGCAAGTTTTCGGTGTAGTGCGCGGTCGAAATCGAAGCACTTTGCCGGAGGGTTTCACTTGTAATGAAAAGGTCGTCGGTTCGATTCCGACAGGAAGCTCTCCTGAAGCGGTGGCCGTTTGGTCACCGCTTCCGTCGTAGAAGACGACGGTTGCTGGGTCCATTTCGGGGGCTGCGGGGCGCGCGGGCATCTGGTGGACGTTGCTGCTGCTGGCTTTACGGAGGCCGGGGAGATCGTCCGTGAGCCCGAGCAGGTAGGTCATTGGGACGCCGAGGCGTGCCTGGATCCAGTCGAGTTGGTCTACGCTGAGTTTTACGTGTCCTTTGGTCATGCGTTGCAGGTTGGATTGGGACCATCCGAGGATTCGCGCGGCGGCGCTGACGTTGAGGTCGAGTGCGGCGAGCGCGACCCGTAGCCGATTGGCGACGACGGTTGAGCGCGGGATTTCGTGTGTTGCAGCTGAGTCTGCTGGGGTTGTACTCATGGCATTCATGATATACCCGCTCAGCGGGTAAGCAATAGTACCTGACTATTAATTCAAATCATTTTACTTTTCTTACATGGTTGTAAGTTATGCATGAAGCGGGTAGATTACCCGTATGGCAGCGAAAACCCCCAACGAAGTCGTCTCCGAGAACGTCGAGGCGCTGCGCCGGAAGCTGGGACTAAGCCAAGAGGCGATTGGAAAGGCCATAAACCGGGGCCAGTCCACCGCCGACCGGAAGCTAAAAGCCGCTTCTAAGTGGAGTCTCGACGAGATCGGCCAGGTTGCCGAACTTCTCGGCGTCTCAACCGGGTTCCTCCTTCAGGAACACCACGAAAACTAAGAGCGGCCCGGACCAATGTCTGGTCTCCGGGCCGCTTCGGCATCCAATACACCAACCAAGCGAGTGGAGCCAATGAAAAGCATACCAGCGGAGCCCCATTTTCCGGGTGAAAATCCGCCAGATTCGAACACTTTCCCGCACTCCGGCTATCTGGAGAAGCACCCGTACGACCGTCCCGGAGATCCGGAGAAACCCTCGGTCGTGAAGATCGACGGCGTGTGGTGGGCGCAGGCGTGCAACTCGGACGAGTTTCCGGATGGTTATATCTGCTTCCACGGCAGCACCCAGCAGGAAGCCCTAGCCAAGGTCCCGCAGGTGCTGGCGGCACTGGCTAAGCGCAAACGGGGTGAATCCGATGACTGAGGACCGCAGCGGCTATTTCACGCCGACCCCTGCCGACCGTATCCAGGTCGTGGATCTGGACGAAACGAAGCTGTTGGTCCACGTCGGTTTGGACAAAGGCCATGATCTACAGCCAGCACCGGAGTTTGACGCCGGGTGTGCTGCGGCATATCGCAAACATTCTGGAACAGGAGCTTTCGAAGTGAATCAGAACCGTCCGGTTGCTCCGGCTATGGAGCGGATTTATTTCTTGGTTCAGCACACGCGGGAGTTGGAGGCGGCGATCCGTTACCTGCAGTTCTTGCAGGGACCACCACAGCGGTACATGCTCGGCGTTCCCACCGCCGGTAAGCACGTCGCTGAACGCAAGCAGATTGAGCCTGACGCGTTTTTTAAGACCCTCCGTGGGTTGCATCCGTCAGCCGCACAGCTTCGGGATATTGAGGCGGTAGAGAAGCAGATGGGGGCCACGGCATGAGGGCTTTCGCTTACTTCGCACTCGTGTATGTCCGGATCGTCGTGATGGGCCGGATGGGGGTCAAGAAATGACCGCTGAACGTGAGCAGCTGCTTAGCTGGGCTACGCAAATGGCAGACCCGAACTGGTGCCTGTCAGTGCCCAATGAAGCAAAAGACGTAATTGGGCGGTTGGTTGATACGGTCCTAGACCTAACTCCGCGCACGATCCATCACCATCGGGAGCGTGCAGCACTTCCCCCCGGTTCTATCTGCATGGATCTGAATGGTAACGCTTGGAAGAAGGGCGCTGGTTCCTGGGTTTCAACCGGCGAGGACGTGGGGCCACTTTATGACGAAGAGAACCTGACTTTAGTAGTCCTGCATGTTGGGGGTGAAGCATGAAGGCTATTGAGTTCGACAAGGACCCCGCCCCTGAACTTACTCGTCTCGGTGACGCTGAACTCGTCGGCGTGTTTGAGGACGGCTCCCCGGAATGGCACGAGCAGCGCGGGTCCGGTATCGGCTCGTCCGATATCGGCGTCATCCTGGGACTGTCCGGCTGGAAGTCCGCACTGACTCTCCACTATGAGAAGCGCGGCCTGATCGAGCCAGCCCCAGTGAGCCCGGAGCAGCAGGAGTTGTTCGACTATGGGCACTACATGGAACCGTTCATCGGTGAGCGCTTCGCTGCAAGGCATCCAGAACTCGTCGTGAGTGACGACGGCGGCGGCTCATGGCGCAACGTAGATCGTCTCTGGCAGCTGTCCAACCCTGATGCTCTTGTCCGGCCCTCCGGGTCCACTGGCTGGGACGGCGTGTTGGAGAAGAAAACGGCGAAGTTCAAGACGGACTGGGACGAGAACGGCGTGCCTCCCCTGTATGACGCGCAGATCCGCTGGCAGATGGACACGTTCGGTTTCCGTTACGGCTGGATCGCTTGTTGGTTCGCCGTCGGCGGGTATGCGGAGTACTTCATCGAAGCGGACGACTTCCTAGCGGACGTTCACCGGAACGCGGCTATCGAGTTCAACCGTGGCGTTGACGAGGGTATCGAACCGGAGATTGACGGTTCCGTCTCAACGTACATGACTTTGCGCCGGCTAAACCCGTCGATCCCGGACCCTAAGGCTGAGGTTCTTATCCCGCAGGAGATCGCGGAGCAGTACCTAGCCGCGTGCGAGAACTTCAAGAACCATGAGTCGGAGTTGCTGAAGTGGAAGGGTCACATGCTCGCGCACATGGGCACGGCGAAGTACGCCTTCCATAACGGCCAGAAAATCGCGTCCCGTGTGGCTGTCCGTGACGGCGTCCCGTACCTGAAGGAGGCGTGACATGAATCAGCGAGAAGAGCTGACGACACTGCTGAACCGCACCCGCCACGTCCGGGCGCTTCACCTAGAAGTTCCTGCAGAAATCATTACATCCGTCGTGGACGGGATTGTTGAAGCGGTTCTTTCCGATGGTTGGGTGAAGCCGGAATACGAATGGGCCACTCAGTATCCGACCGAGCCCGAGCCTATCCGTGCAATCAGTGAAGCGTCCGCCCGTGAAATGGCAGCTATTTCCAAGTCCGTTGCTCTGCTGAAGCGTCCCGCCGCCGGAGAATGGACGGTGACCGAATGAACGTCGTCCAAGCCATGAACGCGGTCATGAAGGAAGTCCGCGAGGTCAAGAAATCTCAGACGGCAAACATACCCGGCCAGGTGTTCCAGTACCGGGGCGTTGATCAGGTTGTGGTGGCACTCTCGGCGGCTATCAGGACTCACGGTCTGGTGATCGTCCCGGCAGCGGTCGAGTCTGAACACTGGGTAGGGCAGACCACCAAAGGCAACGCCGTGAACTACAGCAAGGTCACGGTGAAGTACATGATCTATGGCCCGGACGGTGATGGGGAGATCCCTGGGCAGTCCGTCGGGGAAGCCATGGATTCCGGCGACAAGTCCCTATCCAAGGCCATGTCTGTCGCGTGGAGGACGTTCCTGCTTCAGACGTTCCACCTTCCAACGAACGACCCGGACCCGGACAGTGAAGGCTATGAGGCCACTCCCCGGACTGGTGGCGTCCCGGCGAACTATCAAGCCAAGGAAGCCGCTATGTCGGAGTGGCAGGACCGTATCGCTGATCTCGAAGGCGACCGGCAGGGGCTGCTGAACCTCCACAAGGAAGCGCAGAAGGAAAAGGCCGGACCCGCCGTCCTGTCCCTGATCGTGGCCGCCGGGAACCGGGCTAAGGCCGGTGGGTCATGAGCGTCCACAGCCAGGAGGAAGCGAACCGGATCTATCACGGCGGGCAGGACGCTTTCGAAACCCTGATGGGTGGTCCGCGGAAGTGGAACCGTATCCGGCCGGCTGCGCTGCGCAGGGATCAGCTCAGCGACGCGTTGCTGCTGCAGCTCGCGCATGGCGATTACAGGTTGAAGCAGGACTATATCGCCGTGCTGGAGGAAGAAGCGGTGCGGGCTGTGCGGGAGGCGGCGTATGCGTTGCGGTGTTGGGCGTCGGTGAATGGGCGGCGTGACCTGACCATGACGGCGGTACAGCGTATCGAACAGTTGGTGCAAGGCCATGAGTGACCTCACCTTTGACGAAGCGCGCGAGATGACATTACGGGCTCTGGAAATGCTGCCGTCCGGCCCACCGAGTGAGGAAATCCTGAACACGTTGCTAGCTGAAGTTTGGGCTGCAGGCCGTGCTTCGTTCTCGGCAGACTGGCATGCCTCCACTTTCTGGGGACCATCCATGATCACGCCGAACCCCTACAGGCCGAAGCCATGAACTGGGACCAGACCACGCGGGACGCCAGGCTTGAAGAGCTTCGGGGGGATCCGAATTACACCGGCTCGCACTTGATCATCGCGCGCATGTGGATTTACCAACGTGACCTCGAGTACTGGGGCAACCTGTACGCCGAAGCGAAAACCAACTACGGACGCATGTTCGGGCGGGCATTCGCTAAAGCAAGAGTCGAAGGCGCCAAATCAGCCGACGACGCAACCCACAAAGCCGAAGACCAAGACGAAGTCTTCATGGCCCACCTGAACTACCGCCGCGCTGAGCAGATGGTCACCGCGAACCGGGAAGCTCTGAAAATCCTTCATGGCCAGTTGGACGAATGGCGCACCAACCAAGCTAACGAACGCGCCGCTAACCAGTTCCTCACCAGGGAGGGGATATGAGCAGTTACAAGCCGATCGCGGACGCGAAGGCTATAGCGCATTTGGATTGGACGCTGCTGTGTCAGATCCATTTGCACGGTTACGCGGCGGACGGTTCACCGACGGGGGCGCTGGAGCCGCCGTGCACGGAGAAGGCGGCCATGCTGTTCACCTATCACTCGGTGGCTAATTGCGCGGTTGTGGAGGAGTTCTGCTGCATCCGGCATTTCAAGGCGATCTACGGGGACATGTCGGGGCACAGGTCGAAGTGCCCGGTGTGTGGGGCTCACCGGTTCCGTTCGGCGCGGCCGCTGTGATCCGTTTGTACCGGGCTGTGTGTGAGTGGCTGGAGGCGTCCGCACGGCAGATGAACGAGCCCCCGGAGTTTGACCCTGAAGGCGGCGGCGCGGCGCATGTTGAGCATGCGCATTCGTACACGACTGAACCTGAGCTGCATAACGGGCACCGCCCGATCGGATTCGAGATAGAGGACAGGAAATGACCACCGAAAAAATGATCGTGACCGTGCATTTTGCAGGAGGGAATCCGCTGGTTATCGGGTCCGTCCCGGCTAAACAAGCTGACGAGTTCTATAAATCGATGAGTACAACCCCCGTGCAGTGGCATGGGATAACCACTGTCGAAGGACTTACTGCCGCGCTCAACCGGGAGCAGATTACGTGGATTGAGTTGCGCGAGGACCACAGGAAAGAACCTGATCCTAAGAACTCGACGGGCAACTGCTACGTCCGCCACGAGGTAGCCCCAGGCGTCCACCAAGATACCCCACACACTCACGAAGAGGGCAAAGCGTGACGCAGATGCGGCCGAAGGAATTCCAGAAGCTCCTGAACCGGGACGGCGGCCACTGCCTACACTGCGGAACCACTGAAGGGCTCGTGCCGCAGCACAGGAAAAACCGGAAGATGGGCGGCTCGCGCCGGCTGGAAGTCCCGTCGAACACCATCGTCCTTTGCTCACTGATGAACGGGCTGATCGAGTCCGACGCCGTGTCGGCCAGGTGGGCTATGGAACGCGGCTGGAAGCTCCGGAATAACGAGAACCCAGCGACAACAGTCGTGTGGGACAGCACCACTGCCACGTGGTGGCTGCTTGACGATAACTACGGCCGAACGGAAGTGAACCCTTGACCTTTGCAACGACCCTCGATTACCTCATGGAACCAGTAACCGGATCAGACTACGAAGACTGCGCACGCTGCGCCCTCACCTTCGAACGAGGCCGCTACGCTGACGGGCTGTGCCCCGACTGCCAGACGGCGGACAAAATCATCGCGAGGCAGCAGCGGGTGGCCGGAGCTAAACACAACTCCGAACCGGGCTTCGAGATCACCGTCCATTACATCAACAGCCGCTACAACCGGAGCCGTGCCGCACTAAGGCCGATCAACCGTGCCGGGTTCACGTACATCCTGTGCAATGTTGAGGAAGACCCCGTAGCCCACCATTTCGTCACAGACGGCTTGGGACACTACTCATGGCCGGTTATCACGGTCACGTCCTACGGGAGGCTCCTGGCCCACTGGGCGGGGCTGGAGGAAGGGTATTTCCCGAACCGCCTCAGCCAGTTGCAGGGGCTTTGGGAGCAAGTCCAAAACGGAACGGCCAAACCCCTTATTTTTTGATCCGGATTATGCGTAAGATGCATAATCTACCCAACCAAGCGGAGTAACCATGAGTGAAGCTGAAGCTTTGTGCCCTCGTTGCGGGTATTTGACCCTGAACATGATCGCCGGTCGGTTGGTGTGCGGCACGCAGACGTGCGGCTACGAACACGACGTTACCGGGAGCATCCCGATTGTGAAGCCGGAGGAGAAATGACAATCACAGTCACGCGGGACGATCTGGACAGCACTGACTTGTTCGCTGGCGCCGGGGGCTCCAGCACCGGAGCCGTGCAAGCCGGGGTTAGCGTCATAACGGCCATGAATCACTGGGCCATGGCGATGGAAACCCATAACGCGAATCACCCGAACACGGTCCACATCCAGGCGGACATTAGTCAGTACGACCCGCGTCTTGTGCGGCGGACCGTGATCCTGTGGGCGAGCCCGGAATGCACTAATCATTCCGTGGCGAAGGGCAAGAAACGCGTCGTCAACCAGCCTGACTTGTTCGGGGATGAACTGCCCGACGAAGCGGCCGACCGATCGCGGGCAACCATGTTCGACGTCCTGCGCTTCACGGAACGGCACAACTACGAAATCGTTATCGTGGAGAACGTACCCGACGCCGCCCGCTGGGTGATGTTCGAATCCTGGCTGGCAGCAATGCACGCCATGGGCTACCTGCATCACATCGTTTGGCTCAACAGCATGCACGCCCAATATGGGGGCCTTCCAGCGCCGCAGTCACGCGACCGCATGTATGTGGTCTTCTGGAAGAAGGGCAACCGTAGGCCGGACTTCGATAAGTTCTTCCGCCCCAAGGCTTACTGCGACGGTTGCGGCGAGGTCGTCAACGCCATGCAGGTCTTCAAAAAGTCCGAAGAGTGGGGCCGCTACCGGGCTCAGTACAACTGGCGCTGCCCGAAGACGACCTGCCAGAACCGCATCGTTGAACCGGGCTGGCTGCCAGCCTCGTCCATCATTGATTGGAACCTCCGCGGGCAGCGCATCGGGGACCGCACCAAGCCGCTCGCGCCGAAGACGATAGCCCGCATCCTTGCCGGGCTGCAGAAGTTCGGCAATCAGCCGATTTCGATCGACGCTGTCCGTGGTTCGAAGATCATCACTCCGGTGAACGTCGAACCGTTCCAGGCGCAGACGACGTCGTACACGCGTTCTCTCTTGGTCCCGGTTGAGGGCCGGGAGGGCAAGGAAGCGTCGTCCGTGGGCGAACCTATCCGAACGCAGACGACCCGGAACGAAACAGGGCTGCTGATCCCTGCAGGCGGTAGCTGGAACGATGACGCGCGGCCGACGTCGGATCCGCTGCGGGCGCTGACCACGAGGGACACTAACGCTCTGCTGACCGCGCCGAACCACATGCTCATGGAGTACTACGGCAACGGCAAAATGCGGGATATCCGTAACCCGATGCCGACCATCCCGACCGGTGACCGGTTCGCCATGATTACTACCCTCCGTGGCCATAACGCGCCGAAGGGAGTCGATGAGCCCTTTGATACTTTCGCGGCCAACGGCACCCACCATGGGCTGACTGAGTGGACCGTTCCGGACATTGACGACTGCGAGTTCCGGATGCTGGAGCCGTACGAAATCAAAGAGGGTATGGCCTTCCCGAAGGACTACATCATGCTTGGCAACAAGCGGGTCCAAGTGAAAATGGCTGGCAACGCCGTTACCCCGCCGTCGGCCCGTGACCTGTACCTGTGCGTCGCGGAGTCCCTGTCATGAGGAAGCCAGGGCCACGACCAATCATTGACTGCACGCACCTACGAGCCAACCACAAGCACGGAACTAACACTGCCTACGTAGCCGACCGTTGCCGTTGCGAGCCGTGCACCGCTGCGCACGCGGAATACAGCGTCTTCATCAAGAAACAAAAAGCCTACGGCCGATACGTCTACATGCAGCCAGTCAAGCCAGTACAGCAGCACATAGAGATGCTGCGGAAGCACGGAATCATGCCGGAACGTATCGCGAAGTTGCTGGGCGTCTCGGAAGAAAACATTCGCCGGATTATGCGAGCCCCGGAATCGGGTGTCGTGCACGTCCGCACCATGCGTCGAATCATGATTTTGCAGCCGGACCTTGAGTTGGCCGGCGACCGTGCTTCGGTGGACGGTACCGGAACTAGGCGGCGGCTGGAAGCCTTGGTGGCTATCGGCTGGCCCGCAACGCACCTGGCGCGAAAGCTCCGCGTTTCCCCGCCGACGGCGTTCCGTATTCTTCGCGGTTACCCGGTGACGGCTGGCACTGCGAAGCGTGTCCGGAAGCTTTACGACGACATGTGGGACCATCCAGCCCCGGAATCGAGGGAGCGGAAGATCGCGCTTGGTATCGCAGCTAAGCGGGGTTACTTCTCGCCTCTCGCGTGGGATGACGACGAGATCGACGACCCCAAGGCGCGGCCGCATGGGGAATGGAGGGCGGTGGCGTAATGGCACGCGAGTTCGCGCAGATCCGGTTGGACCTTTGGGCCGACCCGGACGTTAGGAAGCTAACTGAGGCAGCTCAGCGGCTTTACCTGCTGCTGCTGACCAGCCCGAAGCTGACCTATGCCGGGGTTGCGGATTGGCGTCCAGGAAAGATAGCTGCGCTGGCTTCTGACAGCACGGCTGACAGCATCCGGGCGGCTGCAGCAGAGCTGGAGGCCGCGTTGTTCGTGGTCGTGGACGAGGACACGGAAGAGATTATGATCCGGTCGTTCCTGCGGCATGACGGGTTGCTGAAGCAGCCGCGCGTGGCGGTTTCCATGACTATCGCTTACGCGTCCACGGCTTCCGCGAAGATCCGGGGCGTGATGATTCACGAGCTGCATAGGCTGGCCAAGGAACACCCCGAGTGGGCTGCTTGGGGACGTCCACAGGTGGATGTGATCATGCGGCATGAGGCGATCGACCCGAAAACATTAGGGGGTGTCCTTACCGAGTATTTGGGGGTGGCTTTACCCATAGGTTTAGGGGTTGCTTTACCCCAAACCGAACCCAACGTTTCGGGGTTGCCTACTCCTGCTCCTGCTACAGCTACTACTCCTGCTCCATCTTCTAAAGAAGATACTGGGGCTCGAAAAAATCGAGCCACCCAATTTCCGGACAACTTCGAAGTGACAACCGAGATGACGAAGTGGGCGCTTGTGAACTTCCCGTCGGTCAATGCAGCTTTCGAAACGCAAGGGTTCCGTGACTTCCATGTTGCGAAGGGTTCGACGTTCAAGGATTGGTCTGCTGCGTGGCGGACGTGGATCCGGAACGCAGACAAGTTCAGTGGCAGCAAGCCCACTACCCCCGCTAAGCCGTCCCTGTGGGACATGCCGCCAGTGAACGAGGCCCGACCGGACCCTGAGTATGTTCCACCGGTTACGCCGTCGGGGTGGGGCTCATGAGCTACGAGGACTTCCTGAAGGCAAAGGCCCAGAACACGTCAGAAAGCGGCTTCGATCCCGGAGCCGTCCCGGATCATCTGTACGACTTCCAGAGCCTCTTGGTTCGCTGGTCACTAAGGCAAGGGCGAGCCGCTATTTTTGCGGACTGCGGCATGGGCAAGACACCAATGGAGCTTGCTTGGGCGCAGGCTGTGCATGAGCGAACGGGGAAGCCGGTTCTTCTCCTGACGCCCTTGGCTGTTGGGTTCCAGGTGGTCAAGGAAGCCGAAAAGTTCGGCCATGAAGCGGCGATCAGCCGGACCGGAAAGCCGGTTGCACCGATAACCGTCACCAATTATGAGCAGCTGTCGAAATTCAACACCGAAAACTTCGGGGGTGTTGTTTGCGACGAGTCATCCGCGATAAAGAGCTTCGAGGGAACAACACGCGCAATGGTCACGGAGTTCATGCGCACCCATCAGTATCGGCTACTTGGAACGGCCACGGCCGCGCCGAATGACTACATCGAGCTTGGCACATCTTCCGAGGCTCTAGGCGCTCTAGGGCATATGGACATGCTGACCCGGTTCTTCACAAACAAGGACCGGTCGACGTCCAGCCGTGGCCGGGCATCCGGCGGCAAGAGCGTTGCCTGGAGCCTGAAGGGCCACGCCGAAGAACCGTTCTGGCGTTGGGTATCAACTTGGGCTCGGGCTATCCGGCGGCCGTCTGATTATGGTTTCAGCGATGACTTGTTCCACCTTCCCGAGCTGATCGAACGGGAGGTTTTGGTCACTGCCCGTAAACCATCCGAAGAGTTCCTGTTCGACATGCCGGCAATCGGGTTGCGCGAGGAGCGCGAGGAAACGCGCCGGACCCTTACCGAGCGTTGCGAGGCGGCCGCTGAACGGCTGTCCTCCGGACTGGGGGTGGGTTGGTGTCACCTGAACGACGAATCGGCTCTTCTGACCAAAATGGTCCCCGGCGCGGTCGAGGTCAGCGGCAGTGACTCCCCCGAAGCGAAAGAAGAGAAGTTGCGTGCATTCACCGACGGAGAGATCCGAGTGCTGGTCACTAAGCCTGCGATAGGGGCTTGGGGACTGAACTGGCAGCACATCAACCGGATGACCTACTTCCCGTCGCACTCGTACGAGCAGTACTACCAGGCCGTCAGGCGGGCATGGCGCTTCGGCCAGAAGAGCCCCGTAACCGTTGATCTCATCACCAGCGAGGGTGGCGCGAACGTCCTTGCCAACTTGCAACGCAAGTCCCAGCAGGCCGACAAAATGTTCGACCAGCTGGTGGCGCATATGAACAAGGCGCGAGGCGTCGATCCGCACAATTACGACAAGAAAGCGGTGATCCCCCAATGGCTGGCTTCCTAGATCAGAAGATCACAGACCGGTATGCGATCTACAACGGCGACTCGATGGACCTCATGGCCGAGATGCCGGACAACAGTATCCACGCTTCCATCTATTCCCCGCCGTTCTCTGGGCTGTATCACTACTCATCCAGTGACCGTGACGTTTCGAACGCCCGGAACATGGAAGAGTTCAAGGAACACTACGGGATGTTCATTGACCAGATCCGCAGGCTTACGCCGAAAGGCCGGCTGACCGCTGTTCACGCCGCGCCGATCCCGCTGAGCAACACCGGAAAGGACAGCCTCTACGACTTCCCGGGCGATGTGATCCGCATGCACATGGAGCGCGGCTGGGAGTGGGTGGCGCGGCATGTCATCTGGAAGGAGCCGCTGGCGGTTCGCAATCGGACGATGACGAAGAACCTTTCCCACCGCACTATTTGCGACGACGCGGCTTGGGGTGGCGTGGCGTCTGCGGATGAGCTTCTGATATTCCGGAAGCCGGGAGGGTCTGAGATCCCGATTCAGCACCCGACCGGACTGCATGACTACATGGGCGCCGAATCCGTTCCGGTCGAGCTGCACAAGTACCGGTATTGGGAGGGTGACCAGAAGGTCAACCGGTATTCGCACTGGATCTGGCGCCGGTACGCGTCAAGCGTTTGGGACGATATCCGAATTTCGAATGTGCTGCCGTTCCGGGACGCCAAGGACCCGGACGATGAGAAGCACGTACACCCGCTGCAGTTGGATGTAATCGCCAGGTTTATTCAGTTGCGGACCATGCAAGGCGAAACTGTCTTCACGCCATTCATGGGCGTTGGGTCCGAGGTCTTCGAGGCGGTCCGGCAGGGGCGACGCGGGATCGGATGCGAACTGAAGCCGTCCTATTTCCGGCAGGCTGTTCTGAACCTGGAGCATGTGGACGATAAGAATTACGGGGCGAACAGCCAGGACGCCCTGATGGATTTCGACGCCCTTAGTGAATCTTCGGTGTCCTAGTGTCTGATGAACTTTCCATGGCCGAGGATTCCGTGATTGGCGCGGTGCTGCTCACGGACGGCCGTATCCTGGATGACCTGGAACTGACCGGGCTGGACTTTCATTCCGCGCAGGCCGGGTTCGTTTACGACGCCGCGCTGCAGCTCCGGAAGTCAGGGAAGACGATCGACCTTGTCACTTTGCTGTCCGCCGCGAAAGCCGACGGCGACACCGGAAAGATGATCGACTCCGCATGGTTGCATGAGTGCGCCTCCCGGACCCCCTCGCCGTCGTCTGCCCCGTACTACGCGGAGATCGTGCAGGAACACGCGCTGCGCCGTCGGTTGAGGGCAGCCGGCGCGGAAGTTATCGATCTGGCGAACGAACCAGGCGACCCCGTCGGGATCGTGGACGCTGCACGGGCGGCCGTGGAGCGCGCCGGGAACGTGAAGGTGTCTGGTGTCCCGGCTTTCGGGGATCTCGTGGACGACACGTTGGACGCTTTGGAGAAACCGCCCGTGTTCATCCCGACTGTGTGGCCTTCGCTGAACGAGCTTATCGACGGGTTCCGTCCCGGCTGCGTGTACGTCTTCGGTGCCCGCCCTGGCATCGGTAAGACCGTCGCGGCTTTGCAAGCTGCGTTGGGGTTGTGCCGGTACGGGGCGGTGGCGTTCTCGTCGTTGGAAATGTCCGCGACTGAACTACAAATGCGGGCTATCTCGTATGACCTGAAGATCAACATCACCCGGCTTATGCGGCGGCAACTGTCGGATTCGGATTGGCAGAAGATCGCGAACAGGCGCGCAGCGTGGAGTGACACACCGATCTACATTGACGACAACTCCTCGAGGTCCATTGCGCAGATCAAGCAGCACGCCCGGAACGTATCCCGGAAGGGGAAGCTGGTCGCTGTTGTGGTGGATTACCTGCAGCTGATTTCGGCACCGCGGGGGTTCAAGGGGAGCCGGTACGAGGTCGTTTCGGACGTTTCGCGGGAGTTGAAGCTTATGGCGAAGGAATTGAATGTCCCGGTGATCGCGTGCGCGCAGCTGAACCGTGAGGGCGCGTCACGCGCGGACAACCGACCCACGGTGACTGACCTCCGGGATTCGGGGGCGATCGAGCAGGACGCCGACGTCGTGATCCTGCTCCACAGGGACACGGCACCGGAGAAGGCGTGGGAAATGTCGATGCTGGTCGCGAAGAACCGGCACGGCCCGCACGGTCACGCTGACTTCCATTTCTTCGGGCAGTTCTCGGAGATCCGGGAGAAGACGTGGAGCCCCACAGGGGCCATTCAGGGCAACCCAGGCATGGACAAAGCAAACGATTAGGAAAGGCAACACCAATGGCAGCTTTTGAGGAACGGACCGTTACGACGGTCAGGCACGAGTACGCGATACCGAACGATTCCGCGAACTGGGCCGAGGTCAGCAAGGCCATGTCCGCAGCGGATCAGGCGATACGGAGCCAGAGTAAGCCGGGGGTGTCGGTCGTGCCGGGTGACGACACGATTTGGGTTGAGGGCAACGACATGGAAGTGGTCGTTTGGTGGGAAGAGGTGCAGAAGTAAATGGCAGGAGAGACAACCCTGACTATCCAGGGCAACCTCACGAATGCGCCTGAGCTACGGTTCACGCCGTCAGGATCAGCGGTCGCGAACTTCACGATCGCAAGTACTCCCCGGACGTTCGACCGGAACAGCAACCAGTGGAAGGACGGGGAGACTCTGTTCCTTCGGTCCGCCGCGTGGCGGGAGCTGGCCGAAAACGTGGCCGAATCCTTGGAGAAGGGCATGGCCGTTATAGCTGTCGGCAAGCTGAAGCCCCGCACGTATCAGACGAAGGAAGGCGAAAACCGGACGGTGATCGAGTTCGAAGTGGATTCCATAGGACCCGCCCTGAACAAGGCGACTGCGAGGGTCACCCGGAAGCAGCGGGACGAGAACCAGGAGCAGCCAGCCAGTGGCGGCGCTTGGGGTGGCGGCTACGGCGATACGGAGACTCCGTTTTGAAAACGATCATCATCGACGTGTTGGCGCCGGAGTTCGCCCCGGTGAAGAAGCGCGCTACGGGGAAACTGAAGGACGTTAATCCGTGGCTGAACAGCAACATGCGTTTGCACCGAATGACTGAGGCGAAGCTCACGAAAGCATGGCGGGAACAAGCCGCCGCGGCCGCCCTTACGGCCTTTCAGAACAACGGCCTACTTCCTACACCGGTACACATATTTGCGCGCGTCTGGAAGCCACGTGGCGGACGGTACGATCCTGGCAACCTGTACCCGACGGCCAAGGCGTGCGTGGATGGGCTCGTGGACGCGGGTCTTTTGGTGGACGACGACCACACACGGGTGATCGGTCCAGACATGCGTCACGGTGGGATTGGACTCCCCCGGCTGCTGCTGTTCGTTGAGGTCCCTGAATGGACCCCCAATGTTCAGTGAGTCGGCGGCTTTGACCGTGAAGGAAATCAAGGACTGGGCTGACGAGGAAGCGGAGGCCGTTTCGTGGCGGCTGCAGGTCGCGGCCAGGACTGCGGACCCCGAGTATGCCCTTCATTTGCGGACGTCGGCGGCTAGGCATCAGGCGCGGGCTAGGTGGCTTTATGAGACGTTGGCGGCGGCAACCGTGGATCAGGAAAAAACCTGACCTGCACATCTTCCCAATCATGCACAATGCGGGTAGATTACCCTTATCACCAACCACCCCCGCATTCGGAGTTGATTCCAATGACCCAAGAACCGTCATACGTGGCAACGGCTCGGTCAAACGTCAAGGCCGGACACCCAACGTCCGCGTGGGTCGTGATGCGGCTCCTGTGGCGTTTGGAAGAACTCGAAAGGCAAGCGGAGTTGCTGGATCGCGACTCCGACTAAAGGACAACTTAATAGCGCGCGACGGTCTATGAGGGGCCACAGCGGCAGACGCGGGGGTGCTGGTCTAGCAGTGGGCCGGCACCCCCAACCCAAAAACTTTTCACACCACAGGAGTCACTACATGGGCTGCACCGATCGCCGCGGCGACGACACCGTGAACCCGGTCAAACCAACCACCACAGGAGCGATTATGGACGAGCAGAAGGACGAATCGGTCCGCGAGGAACTGAAGGATTTTTGGTACGCCAGCGAACCTTATCTGCACGCCTCAATGACAAATGCCGGAGTTGCCGTGGACCTGTTCCTCAAACGGAATCACGTCGTCCGGCTCCCCGAGCAAGGGCAATTGAAAGTTACGCGGGACGGCGAAACCATACTAGTCAACGGGCATCTGTTTTCGGGCAACTCAGATCTCTTCCACTGGCAACAGGCCGTTGAGAACAGTTCGAAACTTGTGGAAGCAAGGGCTGAGGGTCTGCGCTGGGCGGTTTTGGACCTTGAAAAGCGCCGCGCAGTGTTGGTTTACCTGACTAAGGAGCAGGAAGAGAAGAAGCAGCGGGATCTGTATCGGGAGAAGCTCCTGGATGAGATCGCTCGCCAGTATTTCCAGCTTGATTACGGGGATATCAGATACTCCGTCTCCAAAGCGGTGGTTGAGCGTATCGCGGATCTGGAGTTGCAACTGGCGGCGAAGTCATGACCCCGGAACTGGAAGCCACGCAGACAGCGGCGAACGAGTACGAGGTAACCGCCCGTCCCGCTTACGGGAAGCACGTCACCCTGTACGTCCAGCCGATCTATGACGGGTACGGGGTGAAGATCCGCCCGGACTCGCTGGGCCTCATATCGAAGCACCGCACGTTCGAAGCCGCTGTGAAGTCGTCCACGTACCGGGCCAGACGGTATCTGCGCGCGTATTCGAAGCCGCACGGTTTGGCCGCTAAGGCGGTGGCGGCGTGAGCATGGCCTATATCAGGGAGCATTACAAAGTTCCCGCTAAACGCGGTGGCCGGATCATCTACACCGGGGGAAGGTTCCCAATGACGGGAACCATAGTAGGTTCGCGCAACGCGCACTTGCGGGTCCGAATGGATGGGTTCAAGCGTATTGAGGAGCTTCACCCTACATGGAATGTCGAGTACGTGCAGGCGGTGGCGGCGTGAACGTATTGCATGAGCGAGACCACCTGACAGCACGACTCAACAAGCTCTCCAACGATCTCGGCACCGACCAAATCACACCAACGGGCCGCGCATTCGTGGACGCTCAGGGAAACCTTTGGTACGAGTACTGGACTGTGGACCTGGATCCCATTGGCTTTTGGGCAACCCGAGCCAGCAAGACGCCAGGGGGACCCCGATACACGATCGCCCATAACCAGACCGAGATGGAACAGGCGTTCTCATCATGACTCCGGGAGTTGTGGGCCGCGTGGTCCTCTCGGATCCCGCCATGCTGCACGGTTCCGTCGGGCCGATCATGTTGGATCTGCACGAGGACGGCACGGTCGCTTGGCGACCCATCTACCCGACCCAGCCAGCTAAGCGGGTTGCCTTCAAAAACCGGGACGGAAGCTATAAAACGGCTGACGAAATAGTCTCTGAAGCCACACGGGAGGGATCGTCATGAACCTGTCCCTTGACGAAGAGAACCTGCGCCGGGTGGCCGCGAACTATTACAACGCCCGACCTGAGCATATGAAGTTCCAACGCATCCCGACGTTCGATCGCATGTCCAGTTACTTGCAGCGGGAGTTTATCGACCTCGTTCGCGGGGTTCTGACCGCAGCTCAGGAGGAATCATGAGCGATTCAAAAACTCTGCGGTGCCGGAATTGTGGGCGTCGAGTTGTACAGAACCGGGATCCCCAGCACCGATGGGCACGCAAGTTCCCAAAACGTCCGTGGGTGCATCGTTTGGAAGACTTCGACCCCAAGAAACCCATTGATTGTTTCGATCCGGAGCCCCAAGCCACTCAGGAGGGATCGTAATGGGTGAGGTTTTCGACGGCGTGAAGCCGACCGCCGATCACAAGTACTTTGTCGTCTGGTCGAACAACAGCGTGACCTTGAAGAGCGGGTTCGCTTCCGAACCTGCGGCGCGGCATCACGCGCGGGAGATCCGCCGGAACGATATCGGTACGGTGCACTCAGTTACCGGTCCAGAGGGTCCCGTGGAGTGGCAAATCACCCCCACCCCACCAGCGCAGGCAATGGGGGAATGATGAGCGAGGGCGGACGGAAAGTCTGGAACCGAGAGCAACTCGAAGCGCTCAATGACGGTGCCGTATTCCTACGGAAACCGCACGGGGTCGAGTACCTATGCGAAATCCAACACAACTACAACGACCAAGGCGAGGTATTCAGCCACGCTTACTGGTGCTTCGGCTCCGAGGAACCGGACGAACCGGTTGGCGATAGGGAGTACCCCATCGAGGTTATCTGGGAGCCAAACGATGAGCGCCTTTAGCTATGCCCCCGACTATGCAAGATCTGCATGGATTATGCAGGAGGCGAAATGACTACCTGGCTTAGCCCGGACTGCCGGGACGGGAATCACCAGAAGTGCGACCGTGTCGCGTGGGATGAGGAAGAGGACGACGGCACAGACTGCGGATGCGAGTGCCACGAGGAAGTGAAGCCGCCACTGTGGCCAATCCAAAGGGGTATGCCTATTACCCAGTATTTCGGCAACTACCAGCCACGGGGCGGGCACACATCATGAGCCGGATAAGGACCACTGAGCAAGCCAAGCGTCTGCGCGCAAGGGCTATAACGAGCATCGAAGAAAAGCAGGGGCGTCTAATTGATGCGCTGATCTTTCTTTCGAATATCGGTTTCTCCCGGAAGTTACTGAACCGGCGCATGGATCGGATTGAACACATGTCGCGTGTTCTTAGGTTCCAAAAGGACAAGCCGTGAAAGCGTCCGTCCGTTATTCGCAGCACGAGAAGCGGCAGGAATACGTCCGTCAGGCGCTCGCGTCGGGCCGGTTCGTATGGCAGGAACGCGGCTCACGTATCCGCTGCACGTTCTGCGGTAGGCGGGGATGGATGTCCGGTTACTGGCTGGACAACTGCCTGAAAGGCCACCCGTACGTCTGCGAATGCGGGCGGGTCTTCTCATCCAAGCAAGCCATAGCAACCCATCGGCGTCACTGGAGGGCCGAATCATGAGCGACTGTTACGCATTTACGCATCCTGAATGGCACGGTGCGGGCAACGGCAGGAGCCCGATCATCTGCCAAGGCTGTGGCTGGCCGTACTGGAACCATTCCCACCGGCAGTTGAAGCAGGGCGGCCGTATCAGGCATGTCCTCATTAGTGTCGTTGACGCCAAGTTGTCCTATACGCTGACCTATCGAGGACTGGAAGGCTGGGCGCCACTTCTTCCACCTGTTGATTCACGATCTCGTTTTCAGATGATGTTGGAACGATCGCCAAAGGTCTGCGACTTTGTGGCCAGGATTATGGCCAAAGAGAACTTGAAAGTCCTCCGTGAAGATTGGATTCAGTCATGACTGAGATCCATTGCGAGTTTTGCGGCCCAACAAGGATCGCGCCGCACGACGTCAACTGCCCCACACAGCACCGAACCGTAACCGAAGTGAAGGCGTACCCAAACATCGTCCTGCGCAGGCAAGACCTTACCGGATGGATGGACGGCATCCGCGAGACAGCGCAAGATCTCGCCCGGATCACGACGGACACGAACCCGGAAATGTTCTCACCGCTCATAGAGAAGGCCACGGAACACTTCACCGTCATGGGCCGCAAGGGTGCCGAATGCTTCTGCGGTTACAACCCGCACATCGACCACCCCGAAGCCGGCCGCGGTCAACTGTTCGCCTACGTCGGGCAGCACATTCGGAACGAGTCGGGCATATGAAGAAATACGGGTTCCCGATCTATGAGGACTGCGGCACATACGCGGCGCTCCAGCGGCACGTCAAGGAAGGAACGCCCGTATGCAAGCCCTGCCGGGAGGCAGGTAACGAGTACATGCGTAACCGTCGGCACCAGCTTGGCGAATCGAAGGGCACATGGGTTTACGTGCCTGACCCGCCAGTTCTGACAGCTGACGACTATGTCATTTGACGGAGGAACCATGAGCAAGAAACGTCCCGTCACAGCTCGGGAACTATTGGAGCAAGACCACGTTGTGGTCTTCTACCGGCAAGACCTGAGCGGCCACGTACTGGAATCGCGGGTCGTGCAGGAGTTGCCGAAGACCAAGGCTGAGTCCTACCTGTTCGATATCGCCTACGGGCGCGGCTTCGTTCTCGGGGTGAATGGATACGCTCCGGGTTACTGGCAGCGGGCGCAGCTGTTCACCGCTGAAGACTTCGCGGAGGACGTCCGCAGGAACACGGACTGGTCATGACCACCGCGATTGAGACTGATCTCGCTGAAGAGGTCAAGGAAGACGTGGTCCCGGCCTGCGAACACATCGAAGCGTACATAAGCGAACACGACTTCAAACTGACCAGGTTCGGTGAACGGTGCAAGTCACCGGCTGAGTGGACGGTCATGGTCCATAGCCTCCGGTCCCATTTGCGCCATGTCGCGTTCATTTGCGAACGGCACCGGCAGGAAATGGCTTCGGCTATTTGCCCTAACCCGGTTTGCCAAGCACCCCGCCTATCCGACGTACGACCAATTTAGGAGAACCATTGAGTAACACATATGCGAGCCTCCGGGTTCAGAAGGTCCGTAAGGGCCGCTGGGTTTACGCGTGCGAGCTGTGCGGGGTTGAGGACGGCGGACCGGACCTGTTCCGCGCGATCGAGATCCAGCAACGGCACGAGAAGACGTTAGCGCATTCCTTCGGTGGCATTGTCGCCGCTTTCCGTGGTCTCGCGGAGGCGTTCCAGAATCCACCAACTCAGTCCGACTTTGGGAGGGAATCATGACCTTCTTAGTGCGAAGGGGTTACATCCTCCAAGTGCGGATTGACAACGCCCTGAACTATCACCGCGAGGGACTATTTATTAGCGGCCCAGGATGCGTCACATGCCGCGTAGGCGTGACCGTGTATGGCTCATTTCAGATGGTCCCGGCGCCGTGGCCGTGTGACACCTACAAGGCACTGACAGGAGACGAATCATGAGCAGGTCTTGGGTTACCGCGACTTACAACTGCTACGACTGCAACTGGGGCTCATGCCCCGGCCATGAGGTCACCCTGGAGCTAAGCCACACATCGGACATGTTTACCTACAAGGACGACCGAGGAACGGAAGCTGTCCTGAGCATTCCGGAAATGCAGAACCTGATATCCATGGCTAACGAGCTGCTGGAGGACTAACGCATGAGCCTTGAACCAGCACCGAAAGACCTCTCCCACTGCTGCACGAAATGCACGAAGAAACCGTACCTTGACGGCTGCCGCCAGAACTACGGATGCCCGTGCCACAGCGGCTACAAGCCGGCCAAGCCCGTCCAGGTTATCCGGGACATTCACGTGTGCTTCCGTGAGTTCTGTGAGGAGTGCCAGACCAATGACCCATTCGAATACTGAGCCACTTTACGCCGCCGTAGGCAAGCTCATTCGTTCCTGCCACCCTTACGCCTATCAGACGGGCAAGTGGGGGAAGGTGGTCGCCGTCGTCCCTTGTCGGGGTAAGGACATGTGGCTTATCAAGTGGCCGCGGGGTATTTCGGACGTATGGAACCCGGAAGATCCGGCGGCTGAATATGAGTTCCGGGAGTTGCCGTGACCCGCCGTCGTTCTCCCCGGAAGTGGTGCCGTGACGGGCACTTGTGGAAAAAGGGGCACTGCCTACGCTGCGGAAAGAAGGCCACACTATGAGCATGAGCAGAAACGCGAGGAGCTGGATCGTTGGCATAATCTTCCTGCTGGTGATCATCGGATTCCCAGCCTTGATGTACGCGCTTTCGCTCCCCGATATCAATCGCTGCCATGACGCGGGCGGGGAATGGCTACGCGCTCACTGCGTTCAGACGATCCGGATTGACCCATGACGACGATTATCGAGTTCCTGAATGCCCGCATAGCTGAGGACGAACGCCGGTTCGACCTCCCCGACTTCCGGGAAGAGGACAGCGCACGCGGCCCCGGCTGGGGCAACCGTGGAGAGTGCCCCATCTGTGGTGGGTACATGTTCTCCGGCACGGAGTCAGTTACTGAGGACGGATGGTGGGACCACGCCGAGGAAGTCCACTGGCGGACCCGGTGGCTTGCTGAGTGCGCGGCGAAACGGGCGATCTTAGCCGCACAAAAGAATCAAGAGGGCGGCGACGACGATATGGCGTGGATCGTCGCCAGCGAAGTTCTTCTAAAGGCCCTCGCGGCCGTCTATAAGGAACATCCCGACTACTGGGAAGAGTGGACCACGCTATGAGCATGAGCGATATCGAACAACTGCAGCAGGAGCACGACGCCCTAATTGCTGAGTACAGGGAGATCGGCCTCCCGATCCTGGACAAAGCCGTAGAAGTCAGCAAGAAAATTAGAGACCTAAAACGAGAGCGTGGGGAACTGTTCTTCCTCAAAGTGTGGAGGCATCATGCCGACTATGTGGAAGAGGCGGATTCGCTGGAGGATGCTATCGGCATGGCAAATGCCATAGCTGACGAGGGTAGCGGATACGTTGAAAGGATTTACGGACCAGGCGTTGATATGCAGAACCACGAGTGGCTGCGCTGATGAACTGTCTGACCTGTAAGAAACCAACGGACCACGACTTCTACCTCTGCTGGGACTGTCTGGAAACCGTAAAGAACGTGCTGGACATGGTCCCGGCGCTCATAGCCGAACTGGACGTGAACATAGCCAAGCAGGCGAAACGCGGGAAGCCCTCCAGCGGCGGCGGGGGCGGTACGTCGATCCACGGCGCGGCCCCCGTGGACCAGGGCGCCATGGATGTAAAGCACGACCTGAAACAGGCCGTTATCAGCACGGCGGCAGCGGTCGCCAGAATCACTCGGGACTACCCTGCGGTCACGTCCACCATGACGCAGGTTTGCGAATGGCTGTCTGACAAATACGAATGGCTGGCACTGAACCCGACGCTGGCGGCGCTGCAGCCGAAGCTGCTCCGGGAGTACCGGAAGGCGTGCAGCACGATCGATATCCCGTCGGACCGTATGACGGTCGGTAAGTGCGGGGCGCAGACGGCGTGCTGCTGGCCGCCGCTGGATTGCTGGCACTGGGGCGACGATGACATTTGCGGCAGCACATGGTGTGAACGTGAGCTGGTCATCAGCCCCCGGCAGGGAACGGTGAAGTGCCCGGCGTGCGGGACCGTGTGGGACGTCCACCAGCGAAGGACCGACGCGTTGCAAGCCGCATGGCTGGAGCCCGTCAGGCCGACGGCCATAGCGGCGGCACTGAAGGGCTGGGGAATGGCGGTGACTTTGAACGCTGTCCAGATGTGGATAAAAAAGGGTCTGCTGCACTCAGCCGACGAAGAGGGCGGGTACAAGCGCTACCGGCTGGTCGAGGCTTATAACCTGGCTTACCGGATTGATCTTCGCCGCGCCCATCGTCATGCAGAATCTGCGTAAATTATGCATTTTGGAAGTTGGACCATAAGATGTTTTTAGTATGTGCCACGAGTAGCGGTGGCGGGCACGACTCCCCCGAAAAGCCCAAGATTGGGCATTTCCGGCCTTTCGGCCGCAGGGGGTTCCTCAGTTTTCGGGGTGTGATTCGTCCTGTACTCGGCTGCGTGTTGAGCGGCGAGTTTTCGGTTCATCATCGGTATCACGGGCTTTCAGGTTTGCTTGGTTGGTATACGGGTAATCTACCCTTATTGCGGGTAAGAGGCAATAGGCCATGAGCGCTATTTACGGCTGCATGTCCCTTGCCTGCATGGTCGCCTACTTCCTAGTACCAAACGCAACTGTCCTGCTGCTCTTCGCGGCAGTCATCTTCTCCGTCCACTCAGGGACCGAGCGAATCATCAACCATTTGGACGGGAACAAGCAGGAGACAAGCCATGGACGCAGAAGGAAAGCAGCCATTACCATCGTCGATGGAATCGAGTTCACCGGCCCCGAAATGCAGCCCGGTGACATGGTCCTCGACGCCTTGCTGATTGTCCGCGTTCAATCTCCCGGAGCCCCGAAATCAAGAGTGACCGTTTACCGGTCAGCCGGGTTGGACGACGTCGTCGAAACGGGCATGCTCCAGATCGAAGCAGCTCGGGACATGGCCCCTCTGGGTTCAGGCTAGGCAGGTGGCTGACGGTGAGTGAGCAACCCATCGAATCACTGGACTTCCACCCGATCGCCTCGACCCCCTGCGACATGTGCATTCAGCTGTCCGTGGCGCGCGTGGACACCGGGCACGGACCCCTGTTTTTTTGCCGACACCACTTGAACGCTTCGTTCGCTTCCCCTGAAAGCGACCCCCGAGTCACGTTCGCGACGGTGTCGCTGTGAGCGCCGGGGATATCTTGCTCGTGAGCAAGGGCCAGGACAAATGGGGCCGCATCATCCGTTGGGTGACACGCTCCCCTTACCATCACGCAGCGATCGACCTTGGCGACGGAACGGCCGCCTCGGCGGAAGCCCCGCGCGTGAAGATCAAGCCGATAAGCGACTTCGCTAGCGTCCAGTCGCTGACGATCGGCACGGACGAGCAGCGGAAGCTGGTCGCATGGCACGCCCTGCAGATGGTTGGCATGCGCTATTCACGGCTGGGTTTCGTCCTCGCTGGTCTGCATGCCCTCGGGCTTATTCCGGGGATCTTGCAGCAACCCTTGGCGGACCTCGCGGACGAGACGGGGGTTACGTGCGGGTCTATGGTGGACGCGTGCTACCTCGCGGTCGGGATTGACCTCCTGCCAGGACCTTCGGGGTTGACGTGGCCGGGTGAGCTGGCGCAGCTGCTGCCCTCCGATGACCCGGAACGGCACATGCACTTTGAGATCCTGCCGGACGGCCGCCAATGGTTGGGGTTCCTGCAGGGGCACCAAGGGGCTGACTTCGTCGGACAGGAAGAGTCGTGAGTAATCCGATGTACGCGGACGGCGGCTTCATTCAGTCAACGGTCACCAATACGGTTACGGTGCGCAACGTTGAGGGCGCTGGCTTTCCTGAGTACTGGGACGAATGGCTGAGCCGTTGGGTTCCAATACTGACCCTTGCTAAAGCTAAGGAAATCGGGTGGCTGCAATCATGAGACGTCTCACGCTGGCACTGGCGGCCGTCCTTGTGGTGGGGGCGGCTTTCACTGGGGCGGGACTCGCGGCCACTGGCTCAGCAGGTCCCGCTCCGGTCGTTCCTGAAACACCCACCCACACGGACGTGCCTTGTGGCATCCCGACTCTCGTAACCGTCCCGGATGACACCCCGGAAGTCACTTACGAGGGCTTCACGACCACGTACGGCTATTACAAGGTCGTCGCGACACTGACTGACCAGAGCCGCACTTTCGCGCTGGACGGGACAGGTTACAGGTCCACGGACATTGCACCGTACCGGGCCGAGCATCTGACGCTCATCGTTGAACCGTGCCGGGACTCCGATCCCGCAGAGCCGATTCCTTCTGAGGAACCGACAACAGAGCCGGAGGGGGAACCGGCACCAGCAGAGCAGCCACCGTCTGGTTGCTACCCCTGAAGGAAGTCATGATTCCCCATACCCAAAAGATCCTCTCCGATCCCGCACGAGGTGATGGTAACGACGGCTCCGGTCGCCCCGGCGACTGCTGGCGGGCATGCGTGGCCTCGCTCCTGGACGTGGAGGATTACGACAGCGTTCCCCACTTTGTTGAGTTAGACGATTGGTGGGGCCTCACATGCTCTTTCGTTCGGGAGCGAACCGGTAAGAGCGTGGCGTGGTGGGACAACCCGGAATCCATCCCGTTGGGCATTGACCTACTGATCGGCAGTGGCCCGTCGCCTCGCGGCAACTTCTGGCACGCCGTGATCGTGGACCGACAGGGCAACTTGGTTCACGACCCCCACCCGTCCCGCGCGGGAGTACTAGAAGTCAAGGAATTTTTCTCGCCGGTAGAGGTGCAGTCATGAAACGCATATTGGTCTCTTTGGTGTCGGTGATCGCCTTGACCCTCACGGGTTGCACGGTCACCGGCACTGTTGCTTGTACGCAAGGATCGGACGGAGTAGTCACATGCAAGGCGACGCCAAGCCCAACGGCAACGAGTACACCCACAGCCTCGCCAACGGCTACGTCTACACCTACCCCTACGGCAACGTCCGCCACACCTACGCCGACAGCCACCAGTACCCCGACACCTTCGGCATCACCAACGCCTTCACCCTCCGTGACCTCGCAGCCAACTGGAACGCTGAGCAATCTGGCTAGGATTCCTTGGGACGGCGGCCCTAACTATTGGAAGAAGTTCCCGAAGGCTGACGCGGCCGGCTGGGATGACCCTTCGTTCCTTCCGATCGTTGTTTGGTACGGTTCGCCCGGTTCGGACGCTCAACTGAAGTACGACAAAGCTCTGGGCATCAACACGTACGCGCAAGGCAACCCAGGGTCCGGATCTGCGGCGATCGCGGCTAACGGCATGTTTACCCTGTTCAAACCGAACGACGCACCCGCTGATTGGGCGCAGCAGGTCGGGAACCTGCTTGACGACGAGGTTGACGGTCGTTACGACACTGCTACCGGACTGTCGCATATGCGTTCTTTGGCCACCCAGTACGATCCCGCGAAAACGGGCCGGTTCACGTACGCTAACTGGACCTCCGGGATCCTGACCTATGACCGTTCGATGAAGTTCTCAACGGACTACTACAACACGGTGAACGTCAACAGTGTGGACCAGTACTTTTACGCGGTCCCGCAGTGCGATTGGGGGGACAACCAGCTCCGCTGGCGTACTCCGGTGGGCATGAACCCGATCAATTCCACGAACTGCCGCACCGCGTCTTCCTACGGGAAGATCATGCAGCTGCAGCAGGAAGTGAACGCGGCCCGCGGCGTCCAAGCTCCTTTGTGGGCTCTCCCCACGGTGATCAGCACTGGCGGTGACGCTGGCGCTTATGTGCAGTTGAAGCCTGAGCAGACCAAAGCCCAAGTGTGGGCTTCTATCATCCATGAGGCGCGCGGCATTGTCTGGTTCTCTCAGTCCCCGGACCAGCAGAACATCAATGACTGCATCAGTGGGGACGCGTTCCAGGACGCACGGCTGAAGAACACCCCGTGCCTCATCCAGCAGGTCAAGGCAGCCGGTGAAGTGAACGCGCAGATCAAGGCCCTCGCCCCGGTGATCAACACCCAGTCGTATGTGTGGGATTTCGGCGCGGGTATCGATTCGATGCTGAAGACCTACAACGGGTCGGCGTACATCTTCGCCATGACTGACGACGGCGGCACTGGCAGCCGGACGTTCACGCTCCCCTCGGGCATCACCGGGTCAACGGTGGAGGTTGTGAACGAGAACCGGACCATCGCCGTGCAGGGCGGGAAGTTCACTGACTCGTTCCCGAACGAGTACACAAACCACGTTTACAAGATCACTCTCTAGGGGGAAACCAAATGGCTGTCGGCCTTCCAACTAACAAGCTGGACGTTGACGCGAAGACCGGCAGCATAGCAGTTCGGTTGCGCGACGTGTTCCAGGAGATCCAGTACACACAGGCGTGGATAGCGGGCCAGACGGACCAGCAGCTGATCGCGCTCGGTTACGTTCAGGCTGAAGTGGACACCCTCAGGTCGGCCATGTCTGACCTTGACCAGTTGCGGACCATTTTCATTGGTAGCGCGAACCTTGCCACGGCGAAGGACTTCAGGACGTTCGCTAAGCGTCTCTGCGGCCTGGGTTAGTAGATAGGGGGCCGTCGTGGCACCGACACTAGCGGCCACCTACCAGGTCAATTCCACTGCGGCTAACTCAACGGCCCTCACGACGGCTTCCTTCACCCCGGCAACCAACGAGGTTTTGGTTCTGCTGGTGTTCACGGAGGACCGGCCTTCGGCAACGATGGGCACTCCGACCGCTACGGGCGGCGGGATCACGTGGACGAAACGCCAGGAAACCACTTCCGGCTCGTCCACGTACGTTGGGTTGTGGACTGGCGTTGTTACGTCGGGCGGTTCATCCATTACGGTGTCCTGTTCGCCTACGGCGTCTTGTTGGCACTCGATGAACTTGTCCCGGTGGACGAGCGCGCAACTGGCGGCTTCTCCGGCGTCGGCTAAGAACTCGCCTTCTAACCCGGTTTCGGGTGCACCTTCCCTCACGTTGACGACAGCTGCGGCGAACAGTGTTGTTGTGTGGGGCAATGGTGACTGGGCTGCCAACTCCCCCACTGGCCGGACGTACCGGTCCAGCGCTACCGAGCTTGGTATACACGATAAGTCGCCAACGAACTACGTTTCGTACGCGGCTTACCAGTCGGCGGCGTCTGCGGGTTCCCAAACATTCGGCATGACCATCCCGTCCGCGCAGACGTACTCGATCATGGGTATCGAGGTTCAGGCTGCGGGCGGAACGGACTACACGGCCAGCCCTTCGGATAGTGAGGGCCTAACTGACGCCGCGTCTCAGGTCCAGGACATCCAGCGGACCCCGGCCGATGAGGCTGACGTAACGGACGCGGCCACTGTTGTACAGGCCTTGTCCCGGACAGTTAGCGACGCTGCCGGCCTAACTGACGCTGGCTCGGCAAGTTTTGCGTTCGCTCGCGCACCTAGTGACACTGCTGGGTTGTCGGACGCCGCGTCGGGCACTCTTGACGCCGTCCGCACGCCTGCCGATCCTGCCGGGGTAACAGACTCGGCCACGGAAGTTCTAAACGCGGCACGCGCGCCCGCGGACGTCGCTGGCGTTTCGGACTCGGTAACGGTCACGCGCTCCGCTTCCGTCAACGCATCTGATGCTGTAGGGGTTGCTGACGCGGCGAGTACGGGGCTAACCCTAACGGTTACCCCTTCGGACTCGGTAGGGCTGACTGACGCGGCATCGATCGCGGCTGACTCGGTTCGTACGCAGGCTGATTCCGTTGGTGCGACCGACGCAGCTACTGTTGTTGCCTCCACTCCCCGGAGCGCAGCCGACGCGGCCGGCATAACCGATGCTGCGACTCTGGCGGCCGACTCGGTACGGGCGGCTTCTGACAACGCTGGGCTTACGGACGCGGCCACGTTGGCCGCCGATGCGGCTCGATCTCCGTCGGACACTGCTGGAACCACTGACGCTGCAGCCGTTGTTGCCGCTGCCTCCCGCGCGGCATCAGACAGCGCGGGACTAACTGATACTGCATCGACTGTGCAGGGCACGTCCCGGAGCGCTGCTGATACAGCGGGCGTCACTGATCAGGTAACCACGCAGCTGACCGGTGGCGGTTCCAACGCTGACACGATCGGCACGACCGATGCAGCGTCGCTGGTTCAAGGAACCGTTCGCAGTGTTTCGGATGCGGCGGGCGTTTCCGATGCTGTCAGTGCGTCCCGTGGGCTCACTCAGGCACCGTCAGATCCGGCCGACGTTACGGATGGGGTTACGGCCGCTCTGGACCGTCCCCGAACCGCTAGTGACGTTGCTTCGTTGTCTGACAGTGCAGAGGCGGTATTCTCTGGCGGCGAGATTGACCTGGCCGACACGGCTGGGCTTACGGACGCTGTGCAGGTCGTGCTGGTCCGAGCGGCTTACGCATTTGATCAGGCAAGCATCACCGATTCGGTGGAGGCGGTCCTCGTTGTCGGCGGCACGCGCACGGACGTCACGGTCAGCATGTCTGTACACACTCGGGCTTCGATGTCCCCGCGAACAAGCCGGATAGCTCTTGACCCTAAGGCCGGTAACGCCGTCCTGAATCCACATATCACCTAAAGACCGTTTAGGTGTGTCCACAGATATGCAGATTCTGCATAATTTACGCCTTTGGAGGCATGAAATGAACAATAAAACAGGCATCCACGGGCACGTGAAGTGGGAGCTGTTCGACGCGGACGGCAACCTGAAGGCGTCCGGAGAGACCGACAACTTGGTTACGGATGTTGGCGATCAGTATTACGGTGACCGGGCCGTCCTGGTTCAGGGTTCCGCGAAGACGATCACCGCGATCACGACGGGCACCACGGCCACGGTCACGACGTCGGCAGCTCACGGCTTCGGCGTGGGTGATGTGGTCACGATTGCGGGTGTCACCCCGACTGGTTACAACGGAAAATGGGCGATTGCCTCGGTCCCGTCGGCAACGACGTTCACTATCTACGTTGGTACGGCTCTTGGTGCTGGTACTGCGTTTGGCACGGCCACTTCGACGTCGTTCCCGATCGCTCAGGGCATGAAGCTTGGCACGGGCAGCACCGCAGTTGCCAAGTCCGGGGCCGGGGCTGCGCTGGTCACCTACCTGTCCGGCTCCAACAAGGCGTTCGACTCGGGCTACCCGCAAACGTCCGGCACTTCCGGCGGCCGTGTGATCACGTACAAGCGCACCTACGCCGCGGGTGAAGCAACGTCTGGATCCGCGATTACGGAGGCCGTGCTGTTCCTTGATTTCAACGCGGACGCTACGTCTACGGCAGCAAACACGATCGCACGTGTCCTTCTTTCTCCCGCTAACAGCAAGGGCGCTTCGGACACTCTAACCGTGACCTGGACCCACACAATCCTGGGTGCCTGACAATGGCCGCTGATCTTCAGCGAACCATTGCGGACGTAGACGCTGACGTCGATTCGGTAAACCGCGAGTACCCCGGCCATGAACTGAGCGTTCCGCACCCGGAGGGCGCGTGGGCCGGTTCCCAGTGCCCAAGGTGCGGAGCCTTGGAACGTCTTATGGAAGAACGGATACGGCTGCTGTTCGGCCGGGGCAAGGGGCAGACGTGAGCGACGAGATCCCGAAGGAAACGAAGGAATACGTCAGCCTCGGGTTCAAGGTAGACGGTGTTGTCCCGACGTCGGGGGTGGAAGCTGCATTTCTGGCCCACCCCCAAGCTCGGCCGACTTCCGGGGACTGGCAAACCGCTGAACTGGTGGATGGGGACTGGCGGATCCTGGTCGGCCCGGACCTTACGATCGGTTATTACGACGTCTGGGCAAGGCACACAAGCAACCCTGAGCTGACTGTCCGGGTAGCACGACGAGCGATAAGGGTCATCTGATGCAAGCTTGTTCCTGCAAGGACGCGTTTGGGCAACTCATCTGGGATACGGAATGCCCAGTGCATACCCGGTGTGAAGAGACCATGAGAGGCATTCCCATCCGCTGCGTACTGGTGGACGGGCATAAGGGCAACCACTTGTGAGGGGCATATGTGGCAGGGAGTAGCTACTAGGGACTGGCCACCTACAGGGCTCACCACAGGGGCATGGATGAACATACCTCCCCAGTACCTGCGCATAGCCTCCCTCATAGCCACCCAACCCCACCTACACACCGAGGCCCTGACCACCACCCCACCACCCACCAGGGGCATAGACCCGATAGTCCACGTGGTCAGGTGGCAGGGCAAGGACTACATAGAGGACGGGCACCACAGGGTAGTAAGGGAAGCACTAAGAGGCTACTCACACGTACTCGCAAGAGTGTATGAAGCTATTCCAAGTCATGCACAAAGCGGGTAGAATAAGCATGCAAGGCTAAGCACATGGCAACCAACCCAAGACGAAGCAACGGGTCACGACGAGACAAGGTCGTAGCCCGAGTCAAAAGGGAAGAGGACACATGCTGGCTGTGCCACGAACCAGTGGACAAGACCTTACCGGCAGGGCTACCCGAGTCACCCGAGATAGACGAGATCATTCCCGTATCACTCGGCGGCGATCCATACGACAGAAAGAACTGCAGACTCGCTCACAGGCTCTGCAACCAACGCAGGGGTAACAAACCACCACAAGGGCCACGAAAGCCCGTCACACTGGCAACCAGCCGCCAATGGTGACCCACCCCCGCACACCCCACCCCCACCGGATCAAAAAGCAAC